TTGACGGCGTAGGTGAACACCAAACGCAGCACGCTCAAGCACCGGTTGGCCATGTTGGGTGTACTGGATATCCCCTCCTGCATGGCGTAGACGGTGCTCTGCTTGACTTGATGGGGCGCGAACTCCTCGAAGATGCCCTGCAGCTTTCGCACCGCGATCATGTACTGCCGTGCCGTCGATGCCTTGACGTCGCGTGTGATGTGCGGGGCTGCGTCCTCGATCAGACCAGACATGCCGCCCTTGGACCGACCGAGCAGGCGGGCGTACTCGCGCAGGGCCTCGTCGAGTTCAGCTCCGAGCCGCGTCCACTTGCCGCTCTTGACGTAGTAGTACGCGCCGTGGCGGTGGTATACGCAACTTGGGAGATGGCGGTTCTGTTTTCGCTGTCGCATTGACGTCGCTGGTGAAGACGACCAAAGACTTGTCTGGCCGCAGGCGATACGGAATGCCCAGCGCTTCGAGTACACGCCGCTGGGCCGATGCCCTTGTGCGCTGGGTCAGTTTCTGCAACTCATCTGGGCTCAGGATCAAATCATGCCCCACCCGGCCATGAAAATGACCCACATGATGCGCATTGTGATACCCATGAGGAACAGGCAGCCGCCCCACAGGCCGATCAGGGCAGCGACGTTGACGAGGTTCTTCATGCTGCGCCGTCCGTCCGTGGATCTTCGGCCAGCCGTGCCTCGGCTTTCAACGCGGCGTAGGCGATGCAGTCCTCGAGGCTGTCAACGTGCGGCACTTGGCGCTGGCGGTCGCGTACGTCCTTCAGGAGCTGCAGCAGCAGCCAACCCTCTGATTCCGTGAGGTTGCGGCCAGTGATGGCATTGAACGCCTGCACGGTGCGGCCCATGCTGCGCTCGCCTTCGGGCTGGTCATACGTTGCTGCTCGGTCGAGCATGTGGCCCAAGGCCTTCTCCAACAATTTTGGCGCTTGCATTGTTTTCTTTCTTCAGAAAGGGATCTCGTCCCAGTTCCAGTCGTCACAGCCCGACTGCTTGGCCCCCTCAGGTGGGCGTGCGTTGAACTTCTCACACACACCCTGTTGAAAGTTCTGGCACTCGCCACACACCTTGTTCTTGAGCAGGCCCTGCCAATACTCCATCTCGCGGCGGGCGAGGTTGATCTTCACTTCGATCTCGACTGCTCTCATGCTGCTTGCTCTTCTTTCTGCCAGTGGTAGCTGACGATCTTCGGGTACTTGTCTGCCTTGGTGATCACGATCGCGGCCGGCTGGCGCAGGACGGCGGCGCTGTAGTCCAGCCACTCGATGGCCTCCTCGGTGTTGCCCGGGATCGCGTCGATCGTCGTGCGCTGCATCCACCAGCTCTCGGCCTTCTTGCGCGCATAGCCTTCGTGGCTCAGGCACACCCACTCGCTGGCCACGCGGATCATGTTGTCGTAGTACTCCACGCGCATGCTCTCGGGGCTGCCCTCCTTGCGGTGGATGCGGTAGCGCACCTCGGTCACCGGGCGGGTCTCGAGCATCGACTCCTGCTGGCTGCTCAGGACGGCCGCAGCGGAGGCCTGCGTGCCGTGCTTGATGCGCTCAGGCTCGGGGAAGAGGAAGCCGCAGTCGAGGCACTCGGTGGCGCTGGCGGCGTTCTGGCTGCCGCAGGAAGGGCACAGCTTGGTCGGGGCCTCACCCTTGCGTCCGCCGGTGGGCAGACGGCCCTTGACGGCGTCCACAGGCCCCATGATGGCGGTGGTGTCGGTGAAGTCGGCCCACAGGCAGTTCTCCTTGCCCGGCGCGATGCGCATGCCACGGCCAGCGATCTGCACGTAGAGCACCGGGCTCTTGGTGGCGCGCAGCAGGGCGATGAAATCGGTCTCAGGCGCATCGAAGCCGGTGGTCAGCACACCGACGTTGACCAGACACCGAATGCGCCCGGCCTTGAAGTCGGCGATCAGGCTCGCGCGCTCAGCCTTGGGGGTGTTGCCACACACCATGGCGGCAACCACACCCCTGCGCTGCAGGGCCTCGGCCACGTGGTTGGCGTGGCTCACGTTCACGGCGAACACCAGCCAACGGCTACGCTCGGCCGCGAGCTGCACGATCTCGTCGCAGGTGGCCTCGACCAGTTCTTCGGTGTCGGTGACCTTGGCCAGCTCGCTGATTACGTAGTCGTCGCCTGACATGCGCACGTCGTGTGCGTCGATGCGGGTCACCGTCGTGGCGGGCACCAGCGGAGACAGGAACTTGAGGTCCAGCAGCTCGCGCATGGTTACGCGGGTGGCGACGTTGGTGAACAGGGCGTCGTCGCCTGCGGTCAGCCAGACACCGTTGCCACGGAAAGGGGTGCCGGTCCAGCCGATCGTGCGGGCGTGCGGGCAGTACTTGGCCAAGTCGTTCAGGAACGACCGCCACATGCCCGCGTCCTTGGGGTTGATCAGGTGGCACTCGTCGGCCAGCACGATGTCGATGCGGCCAAGCAGGTGGGCGTCGCGGTAGATCGAGCCGATCGTGGCGTAGGTGATCTGGCAGCCCAGATCCTTGCGCCCGGCACCGGCGCTGTAGATGCCGACATTGGCCTCGGGCCAGACGGTGACGATCTTCTCGACGTTCTGCTCGAGCAGCTCCTTCTGGTGGACCAAGACCAAGATGCGGGTGCCCGGGAACTCGAGGTCAGCGCGCTGCGCCAGCAAAGCGATCATCAGGGACTTGCCGGCACCGACGCAGGCCTCGACGATGGGGTTGCCACCATCGTGCTTGCCAAACCACGCCCACAGCTCGTCCAGCGTGCGGGATTGATACGGGCGGGGGATCATGCCACCACCTTGCTGTCGATGCCTTGGTCGGCGAGCTGCAGCTTCATGGCGGCCACATCACCCAGCATCGTCTTCTGCTCGAGGTCGCGAATCTCCTGACTGGTAAGAGCGCCGGGGCCGTCACCGTTGGCGAACGTCGCGCCGTTGGCGTCGGTGTAGATCACATCACCATTGACATAGTCGGCCTGCGTCGCGAAGCGCTCCAGCAAGATGGGGATGTAGCGGTGCGACTGGCAGCCATTGCGCTGCACGGGCACAGGGATCGTCACAGGCGAGGTGCCAGCCAGTGAGCAGCTCCAGCGGCCATCGCCATCCATCTCTGCGGTGCTGTGCGCGCAGGTGCGGCAGTTGACCTGCGGGGCCTTCTCGCCATGGCAGTGCTCGTGGAAGTCGCACATCTTGCACACGTACCAGCTCGGGTCGTTGCTGCAGCGAAGCGGCGGCTCGTTGGCCTTGATAACCCGCTCGGCTCGAGCCTTCAGCTTGGCGAACTCCACCGGGTCGAAGTCGACGCGCTCCATGTACAGCTCGTCGTTGTTCTTGTTCACGGCCATGTACATGGCGCGGTCCATGCCGGTGTAGCCCATGTAGACCTGCATCTGGGCAAAGTGCTGGGGCTTGGCCTTGCGCACCCCGTTCTTGAGCAGGTCGGCAAACGACTTGTCGTTGTGCGTCTTGAACTCGAGCACGTGCCACGTCTTGGGGGCCTCGGGCAGGCCGACGCAAGCTCCGTCCATGCTGCCACCGAAGTGGCCGCCCAGATCGGACACGCGCCACTGGCTGCCGTCGGGCATCACGTCGTGGACCTCGACACCGATGCGGCGCAGGTTCTTGACGAAGCGGGCCTCGGCCAGTTGACCGGTCTCAAACAGGCGCAGCATGCGCCCGCTGAACTTCTTGCTGTCGACCCAGCGGAACGTCATCCACAGGAAGCGTTCGCAGGCGTGGCCAATCAGGCTGGCACCAAGGTGCGGCCGGTTACCGTCTTCGGCGTCGCTCTCGTAGGCTTGGTAGATCTTGTTGACCGTGGAATGAATGGGTTCGGGCAATGCTGCCATGGGATTTCTCCGTGTGTGAGTGATCAATCCATGCCCCCGCACGCGAGGGCACAGGCTGATTACTCGGCTGCTTCGTTCGCAGGCTCTTCGCCTGCGCGCTCGACCTTCACGCCGTCCTGCATGGCACCGACCAGAGTCTTCTGGGTGGCCACCTCAACGGTGATCAGGTCCTTGGCCACGTGGCGCAAGGCTGCGTTCTTGGTCGAGGCTTCGACCAGCTTGAAAATGTCCCCAGCTTGGACGGCGTAGATGCGGGTGCTCATTGAGCTTCTCCTTCAGGGTTGGTGGCCACTTCGGCCGGGTTGGGTGTTTGTTCTGCGGCTTCGACGGGCGGCTTGTTGGCGGCGGCGGCGAGTTGCTGCAGTTGGTAGTTGGCCTGAGCTTCGATCTCGGCAATGAGACCTGCGCTCTGTTCGTAGGGCAGCTTGCTCAGGGCGTTCAGGATCAGTTCAGTTCCAAAGCGGTTGACCCGCAGGGTCAGTTGGACGGGCTGGTTCATGTGTCTTCTTTCTGTTGTTGGGTGGGGCCTACTCGCTGCGTCTGGGTGATATTTGGTGTGATCTGGTTTAGGCCCATTAATCACCCCCCAGTCAGGTTCCAGCATCCGCTTTCGGCCCCGAAAATCACGCGGCCTTCTTGGCCCAAGGTGGAGTGGCACCACCGGCAGCGGCAGCAGCAGGCGCAGCACTGGCAGGGGCAGCAGCGCGCTGGGCCATGCCAGCGGCCATCGCCTGACCGTGGGCAGGGCTACCACCGGCGGGCTTGAACGCGGTGACCTCGTTCTGGTCCTCGTACTGGCCGGTGTCGTCCTTGCGGACCTTGAGCTTCACGGAGAAGGGCTTGTTGTGCAGCTCGACGGTGTCCTGCATGCGGACCACACCGATCGACTCGCACAGCTCGCGGAGCTGCTCCTGAGCGATCTGCTCGGCCTTGGGGCTACCGGAGTGGCGCACGTTCAGGCGAGCCCACACCTTGCGGTTGCGGTAGCCGTCGTCCAGCACCTCGATGGTCAGCTTCAGGGCCTGACCCTGACCGGACTTGAGAGCGACCAGCTCGGACTCGGTCACCTGCGCGGTGTACCAGCCGGCGGGCAGCAGCTCGTAGTTGTTCTCACGCTTGGGGGCGTTGTTGGTGTCGAAGTTGAATTGCGCCATGATGGGTGTCCTTTCAGGAGTTAGTTGGCGGTGGAAGAAATCTTCGCGGCGATGGCCGAAAGATCGGGGGACTCGAACATCTCGAGGCAGCCGGAACGGTCCTTGGCCTCGTAGTTGAAATCGCGGTTGGTCTGCAGCCAGCGGGTGGGGTTGCCGTCGGCATCCTTCTCCACGCGCAGGGCCATGACCTCGTCGAAGAAGTAGCTCACGCCCTGCTTCAACATGTTTCCGGGCATGGCCGGGAAGTACAGCATCGCGCCAGTCATCTCGTCCTTGGCACGCTCTTGCTTGCACGAGAAGTAGACGTTGCGGCCGGGCAGGTCGCGGAAGGCGCGGATCAGGTCCGTCATCTTCTCGGCGAGCGCACCGTAGGCTTGGCGCGGGTCCTTGGCGACCTTCTTCTCATGGTTGAGCACGACCTCGGCGATCTCGCTGATCGAGTCGAGGCAGATCCACGAGAAGGCGCGGCCTTCGTCGGTGTTGACCACGAAGTCGTAGGCCTCGTACATCTGGTCGAGGGTCTTGACCTCGATCACAGGGATGTCGTGGCCACGCAAGGACAGCAGGCCGGACTCGGCGCTGATGATGATGGTGGGGCCACCAGTGGTGCCGCACAGGCTGGTCTTGCCTGCACCGGCAGGACCGTGAACCAGAATCTTGATACCGTCGAGAGCGGCGTCCTTGGTGGACTTGAGAACAATAGCCATTGTGATAACTCCAAGAAAAAAACAGGCGGCTCAGATCGCTTCGATGGTGATCGAAGGACTGGCTTCTTTGGTGGTGAAGTACTGCGAGGCGCTCAGAGCGGCCTTGCCCTCGAGCTTGCGGAACTCGGACACGGACAGGTCGGCTTTCCACTTGAAGGCGGCCTGCACGTCGAGCGGCAGCTTGGCCCAGTTGGTGGTGAGCTTGTCGGTGTCGACCTTGCGGTCCAGCTTGTAGGTCACGGTGACCTTGTAGCCCTCGGCCAGCTTCTGCGACACGGAGCCCTCGGGTTTGGTGGCGTCCTTGAGCAGCTCGGCGATCTGGCCGTCGATCTCACGGCGGGCTTTGATGGCTGCGTCTTCGGCACGCTTTGCAGCGATGCGGGCGGCGACGAGTTCGGAGATGGTGATTGCTTGCATGATTGCGTCCTTAAAGGAGTGGTTAAAAAACGTGCGTCTCGGAGAAATTATATCAGCATTGTGAAGGTCGTCAAAGACTTTTTTCACGCAGCCATTTCGGTGGGTTCGTAGGTCAGGGCCTGCAGGTTGCGGATCTGGTCGTTCAGACGGCTGACCTTTTCCTCGGCCTCGGCCTGCACCTGCTTGACCTGATTGCGCAGCACGGCCACTTGATTGGCAGCGACTTCGCTGCTGTCGTGCAGCTCCACGGTGACGGTGCCCTTGCCGACGACGATGTAACCGTCGGCGCTGGACATGTCGCTGGTGCAGTACATCAGGACAGAGCCGATGTCGCCGGTGCGCAGGTCCTCGGGAGTGAGGCGGCTGTAGGGGCTGGCGATGGCGAAGACTTCGGTGGTGATGGTGCGTTTCATGGTGTTCATCCTGTGGGTAATGATCAAGCCAGCTCGAAAGCGGCCGCTGCAGGAGCAACGCTGTCGGTGTGGATGGTGTGGCGGTTGCGGCCGGAGCTGTTGATCGTGTTGCAGAAGTCCTTGGGGCTGCAGGTCAGCAGGTGCTGAAGGCCACGCATCTGGCTGGCGCTGGGGCCGAAGTAGCCGCTGTCAGCGCAGAACAGCTTGTCGGCCACCACGCACATGTCGACGTTGTCCAGCACAGCGATGCCGTTGTGCTCGCTGCCGATCAGGCCGAAGGCGTTGAAGGCACCGTACACGACGAGGCGATAGCGGCCACGGGTGACGTCCTTGGAGACCCAAGTGTATGGGCCGACGGAGGGGAGGGATTGAATCGACATCTGCGTTCCTTCTTGGAAGTGCCCCGGAAACTGCCGGGTCAGTGATTGAGATTATATAGGCATTGTGAAGTCGTGTGCAATAGCTTTTGTGAAAATCTTCTCACTCTGCTCGGTTGCACGGACTTCAGCGATCGGCAGCCAGCCGAAACGACGCCACGTGGCTTGCACGTCGGCACCGGTGGTCCAGACGTAGTCGGGGTGATCCACCGGCACGAAGGGCTCTGTGCGCTTGGAGTAGGGGACAGGTGTGAGTTTCATGGTCTTCCTTTCGGTTGGTTAATTGGGACGCCACACAAGCAGGTCCATCAGCAAGGTGCGGATGAGAAAGACGAGCAGCAGCACGCGGGCTGTGCGCTCTGATGTGGTGAGGTTCATGGCTTGCTCCTTTGTGTGATCGGGTTGTACTCACCGCGTGCGAAGCGCCGCAGCTCGGCGAGCTTGTTGTTGAATCCACGCTTCTCGCCCGGCGAGTTCGCGAAGATGAAGTTGGCTGACGTGCCGTCGAGGCGCTGCAGCCGGGCCTTGATGTGCGTGCCACCGGTCATCTTCAGCTCGATGATCTGCAGGCCCGCACACTGTGCGAGGGATAAGACGTATGGGTTGGGCTTCATGTCTGTCTCCAATGGCAATGTGATGTTCAGTTGCGAAGAGCAACGCGCCAGTTGATGTCGATGGCACCGACGCCTTGCTTGAACTCGCTCAGGCTGATGTTGCGAGCGCCTTCGGTGTAGAGCGCCTTGCACTCGGCAAGGCCTGCCTTCTTTGTGGCGCAGGCGCTGCTGAGACGGTTGCCCGAGAGGGCGCTGGTCCAGTGGACGGTGAACTTGGGTGCTTTGGTCATGAGGTTCTCCAGAAGATGGGGCCGTGGCCCCGGGACTTAGTTGACGGGATCGAAGATGGCGCAGTCGCTGAAGTCACCCATCACGCGGGCCTTGTACTGCTGGCCCTCGATCATCACGATGTCACCGTTGCGCACTGGCTCCATGGCGTTCAGGCGGGCGCGCTCTTCGACGTCCTTGGCGGTGTACTCGCTCTTGAGGCACAGGCTCTTTTGCATGGCCCAGACGATGCCGTCGTCGTCCTTCTGATAACCCTTGTGCAGCTTGGCAACCAAGCGGCGTTGGCGACGAACGCCAGCCCAGTCGATTACGAAGGTGTTGTCCTGATCTAAAGTGTCATTGCTGAAGTTGAGTGTCTGCATGTTGGTCTCCTGACGTGTCCCGGAACCCCCGGGCGGGATCGGTTTGAATCAACCGATGGCTCGACTATATCACAATTGTGAAGTCGGCTGTCAAAAAAGGGGTCTCGAAAGACCCTATGGTTCTATCAGGTATGTGAAGTTCAGCGGCTGGACATGGCCTTCGCGGCGGCCAGCAGTGCGGCCTTGGCCTGTTCGTCCATGGCCCTGAATGCCTCGATGAGCTGCTGCTCACCCTTGGCCCCAACAGTGCTCATCTGGAAGGGCTCACCCTCACCCGTGATGATCCAATCTGGGTTTGCCTGCAGTGCAGCGGCGAGTTTGAGCAGCGTCGGCGCGCTTGGCTTGCGCGACGAGTCTGTCACCAAGTTGCTGATCGCTGCCTGCGTGACGCCTACCTTCTGAGCGAGTGCCACCTGCGTGTACCCCCGAACCTCTATGAGGTAGCGGAGCCTATCGCCAATGGACATGCGCTGGAAGTTCTTGGTCATGGCTGCCGTCGGGATAGCTTGACCGCTGGTTTGCGACCTGTTATCACATGGCTTATACTTCGCATCCTCAGACGAACCTCTGGATGAACATGAAAATTGACAGCGTAATCAAACACTTCGGCTCACAGGCTGCAGCCGCAGCGGCTCTGGGCGTGACACAACCCACCATCAGCAACTGGAAGACTCGTGGACGCATCCCGAACCTGCAGCAGTTGCGGATTGAACACATCTCGCGCGGCAAGCTGCGAGCCGACTCGAAGATCTTGGCGAAGGTATCACGCGCGTGAAGTGCGTTCAACCTCTAAGAACCCGAGTATCACAATGATGTATTTTGACCCGGCGGGGCGCGGCCACGCCATCCGGTTTTCCGCTTTCACGGATTTCCGCCGGGTCTCCTTTATTGCAAAGCGGCGGCAGAAAGCGACGAATGAGCACACCCAATGAACAGACACAACTGAGCGACCAACAGCGAACCCAGATCGAGCATGCGTTTGCCTACATCCAGCAGGGCTGGAATCTGGTGATGATGCCGATGAAGACAAAGGGTCCCAACCACCCGGGCTGGAACGCACCCAGCGAGCTGATCAACACGCCCGAGAAGGCCGTCAAGAAGCTGGCCCAAGGCCTGCAGAACATGGGCCTCGTTCACCAGCCAAGTGGCACCGGTGCAATCGACGTCGATGACGAAGCGTGGAGCCGCTATATCTTCGAGGAGTTTGGTCTCGACTACGACGAGATCATGGACTTCGGCATGCGCATTCGCTCCAAGGCGAACCGCGACAAGGCCGTGTTTGCGGGCGTGCCGGAAGACATGCCGTTGCTCAAGATCACGTGGCCTAAGCAGGACGCCAAGAGCCCCGTCGATCGGTTCACCATCACAGAGTTCCGCGCAGGACCCAACCAAGACGTGCTGCCACCATCGCAGCACCCAGACGGTCACCACTACACGTGGGCTGAAGGCAAGGCACCGTGGGACTTCGAGACGCTGCCCCAGATCCCCCCGAGACTGCTCGAGTTCTGGCGCACCCTTGCAGACAAGTCCTCAGGCCTTCGCGAAGAGATCGAGAACCTGTGCCCATGGAAGAAGATGCACGTGGGCAAGCGCTACGTGCAGGCAGGGCGCACGGTCCCAGTAGACGGCAACGACATCATCGGCAAGTACAACCGCGCCGTCAGCATCGAGGACCTGCTGTCGCAGGCTGGCTACCGTCAGAAGGGCAAGCGATGGCTCGCCCCCAGCTCGAGCACCCGCATCCCCGGCGTTGTCGTGTTCAAGGATCAGGACCACCAGAAGTGCTACAGCCACCACGGCTCTGACCCGATCGCTGACGGGTTCGCGCACGACGCGTTCGACCTGCTGTGCATGCTGCAGCACAACGGCGACATCAAGCGCGCCCTCGACGAGGCGGCCCAGATCGCAGGCGTTGACCGTCACCCCACAAAGCACAAGCCCGACGTGACGATCGACCTCGATGCGGCGCTGGCCAAGCAGGTGGAGCGCCAGAAAGCAAAGACCACCCCTGAGGTTGTGGCAACGCGTGACGACACGCCGGTGAAGGTGGTGGAGCCAAAGGCCACGGCGCAGGCCGACGAGCTGGTCTATGACGTGCCCGACTACCCCGAGCACCTGCTCAAGCCGGGCGGCATCGTGCAGCAGATCGCAGACTGGATCTTGCAGACGGCCCAAAAGCCCCAACCCATCCTCGCGCTGGCTGCGGCCATTTCCGTCGTGGGCACAGTGCTTGGCCGCAAAGTGGCCACCAGCACGGGCCTTCGCACCAACTACTACCTCGTGGGCGTGGCAGGCACGTCTGCGGGCAAGGACCACGCTCGCAAGTGCGTCAAGGTCCTGTTCCAAGCCGCTGGGCTGTCAGACCTGCTTGGCGGCGAGGAGCTGGCCTCCGGCACAGCCCTCTTGGCCCGCGCAGCGGATCACCCGGTGAGCCTGTTCCAGATCGACGAGCTGGGCCTGATGCTCAAGGCGGTGGCCACCAAGGGCGCAGGACCGCACCTCGCATCCATTGTGACCAACCTGATGAAGCTGTTCTCCAGCTCCGGCACGGTCTACCACGGCACCGAGTACGCGGACCGCAAGACCAAGGAGCGCAAGGACATCCCGTACCCCTGCATCGGCCTGCACGGCACCACCACCCCCGAGACCCTCTGGCCAGCCCTTGGCAGTCAGGACGTGGTCAGCGGCTACCTCAACCGCATGCTGATGCTGTTCGTGCCCGACCGCAGGGTGGCCAAGAACTATGTCGGCATCGGCCAGCCACCGGCAGCCGTCGTGGAGTGGATGAAGTCCGCCCGCGAGCTGCAGTGCGGCATCCTCGGCCTCGACCCTGCCAGCCCCATCGAGATGCCCTTCGCTGGCATGACCAACCAGATCTTCCGGGAGTTCGACGACTGGGTCGAGAACCGCATGGAAGAGGTCAAGGCCAAGGGCCTGTCGCCCCTGTGGGGCAGGGCATGGGAGCACGCGGCCAAACTGGCCCTTGGCATGGCCTGCGCACGCTACAGCGCCACCGACATCAAGCAGGTCGCCTCCGGCGGTGGGCTCGAGATCGACCCGACCAGCGCCCAGTGGGCCATCGACTTCGTCAAGTTCACCATGCTCATCCAAGAGGAGCAGGTGGCCACCCGGATGGGCGACAGCGACTTCGATCGCTGGTGTCAGGACGTCCTCAGGGTCGTCAAGCAAGCCGGCCCACAAGGCCGCACAGAGTCCGAGATGACCAAGTTCAGCCGCATGTACCGCGCCCTTGAGCCACGGCAGCAGGACGCGATCATCGACTCCCTCAAGCGCCGGGAAGCTATCACATTGGTCCAATACCGACCCCCATCAGGACGCGGCAAGAGCCGCATGGCATGGGTGGCCAATGAGTTCGCCCCGGTGGTCGAGGAGGGCGACGAAGACGAATAACGCAGCACTGTGGAGACACCCCTGTCTCCGGCCAAGAGCCGCATGGATAGGGGCTTTGGGTATATATAGATAATAAAAAAAATACTCTGTTATTTATATATATTCTCTCTCTCCCCCCCCGTGTAGAGGACCCCGTCGCGTTGTCGCGTTTGTCTCCGTAGATGGGGTTTTGTCACCGCAGAAGAAATCACAATGATGTAGCGCCGGTATCGGCAGAAAGCATAGGAGATATGACGAAAACGCATAACGTGACAGTAACAGGAACAAGTGAGCGGGCACTAACTTATGAGTTTGCGCTGCCTTGGCCCAAGGTCACCGGCAACCACGCGGTCAAGCACACGCGAGCTGGCGGCCACTACAAGACGCCCGAGGCGAAGGCCTACGAGGGCATGGTGGCCCAGATCGTGGCCAGCATGGGCATGGGCAGCCTGCTTGGCCAAAAACCGCTTGGCGGCCCGCTGAAGGTCCTGTGGCTGCTGTCACCCCCTGATCGGCGAGCGCGGGACATGGACAACGTGCGCAAGGTGGTGGCCGATGCGCTGACCCGGGCCGGGTTCTGGGAGGACGACAGCAACAAGGTGCTGGTGCGCGAGACGTTCGAGTGGACGGACTCCACCCCCGGCGGCGAGCTGCACCTGACGGTGGAGGTGGTGGCATGACCGCGCTGTCCATCATCGGCTTTGTCACCATCGTGCTGTGCGCCCTGTACGTCTCGGTCGGGGCCGTCTCCGTCCTCTTCAGCGAGCTGGCATTCGCAGGGCGACTTAGCCCGCTGTCGTTCGTCTTGTCTGCCGTTGCGGGCGCGCTCTGGGCGTTGGCCGCTTGGCTGAGTCCATTCACCGTCACCTTTGGAGTCGCCGCATGAACCTGTCCATCTTCAAACCCAAGGCCCCGGCTGCGTCCAATGCGCCGGTCGAGACACCTGCGCCTGCGGGCGAGTCGCTCGAGGACGTGCTGATGCAGTTGGCCAAGTGGGGCAGCCCTCGAGTTGGCCAGTACAGCAGCGACGGGACGTGGCACTGCCATGTCGAAGTGAACGTCACACCAGTCGGGGTGAAGTTCGAGGCCAAGAGCGACTTCAAGCAGCCCACGCCACTGGCTGCGGCGCTTCAGTGCCGGGCCAACTTGCTGGCCGCCGTCAAGGCGATCGGGGGTGCGGCATGACCTGCACCCGCATCGGCAACGGCATCGTCTGCACCAGCCCGTGGAAGCGATTCCACGTTGGTGGCCGCTACATCATGATGGAGTTCCACCCCTACTGCGGCCCGACGTTCTTCACCGACCGTGCCTGCACGCAGATCTATGAGCCAGTCGAGGGCGACCCAGTCTGGCCGTTGTTCACAAAATGGTACGACCAGTACCAAGAAGCCAAAGAAAAGCGCAGGGCCGTCACATGAAATCGAACTCGATGACGGCGCTGACCTTGTATCCCTTCTTGCGCCAGATCAAGATCCGGCGTTCTACTGCTATGGCAGTCACCAAGGGGATCGACGCCACCGGTCGGCCGTTCATAGACCAACCAAGAAGGACCGTCGCTCGCGGCATGCGCTTGCGCGTGATCGGAGCCTTCAGCTTGCGATGCAAAGGGGCCATGGCGCTTTCGTTAAGTTATCGCGCCACTGCAGCGCAGCTCGACCGTATCAACATTGTGAACCCGACAAGATCGTCGGGTTGTCGATTCTCTAGCGTGTAAGGAGACCGCCATGATCAGACTGCAACCAGACTGGGTAGGAGAGCTGCTTGGCCAATGGGCCGCAAAGGACTGGAGCGATGCCCAGCATGAGCTGGGCTTTGCCAGCGTCTCGCCGATGTTCGCCAAGGCGGTGGGCACATCCTTCGAGTGCGAGGACGTCACCGGCTACAGCCACGCAGAGCTGCGGGCCATGGTCGCTGGCGTGGACTGGCTGCAGCTCAACCATCCCGAGCACTGGCGCGCCCTGTCGCGTGAGTTCCGCACGTGGACCCGCCGCACGCTCGAGCGCAAGGACGGCGACGACAAGCTGGTGCTCGAGGCTGGACGACTGCTCGAAAAATATATCGACGATTGTCTTGGCTAAATGTTCACAATGCTTATAATGTGGCTGTGCAATATCGCACGTCACATGGAGTCGAACATGTCTGGAGTCAAAGCGACCACCGGCAATATGCCGCGCAACCGTACCGTCAGCTCACCAATGAGCGATGACATCTACAAGCCCGAGTGGGTGCCCGTGCGCCCCGGCGCTGAGGACCACGAGAACGTGCCCAGCCGCCGCGTCACAACACGCGAGTGGCGCGATGGCCGAGTGGAGGCCGCATGAGCAATACAAACACAGGTGGGCCAGCGTTTCCAGCAGTCATACCTTTGGTGCATAGCGAGCAACAAGGCAAGGACTACCCGGACTACTCAGAAGCAGGCATGACCTTGCGCGACTACTTTGCGGCCAAGGCGATGCAGGCGGTGATCGCCCGAGGTGACGACACAAACCGCCCCGGCATGGCCGAATGGTCTTACGCAATGGCCGACGCCATGCTGAAAGCGAGGGAAGCATGAGCACCCCACAGCCATGGCCATTCCCGCCAGCGAACGGCCCAACACCTTGGACACCCGGCCAACTGCGCGACCATCAGCGCCAGCAGCGCGAGAAGCTCGAGGAGGCCCCATGGTGAAGCAGCACAACCGCGTGCGCGTCCTGTCCGCGCTGCGATCGGGTGACAAGTCCGTGGCGCAGCTCAGGCAAGAGCTGCACATCGGCAACACCACTGCGTGGCGCTGGCTGCAGGAGCTGGTCGACGCCAACGAGGCGCACGTCCGCGCCATGGTCAACCCCGAGACGGGCGGACCCAAGATCGCCATCTACCGCGCAGGTCCTAAGCCATCGAACCTGAAGGTGCGCGTGCAGCGCATCAAGACGCAGTCCGAGCTGTCGCGCGAGTACCGCAAGCGGCTGCGCGAGTCAGGCGAGTGGGAAGACCGGCTGGCCAAGATGCGTGGCGACTACTGGACCGGCAGACCTATCGCACGCGACCCGCTGACGGCCGCCTTCTTCGGAGCACACGCATGAAGTGCCCGCAGTGCAACACCTACACCGAAGTGCTCGAGACGCGCATGCGGGCTGATGGCGTGAAGCGCCGTCGCTACCTGTGCGCAAACATGCACCGGTTCACGACGCTCGAAGTGATCGTCGAAGACAAGAACAAGAAAGAGCCCAAATGAACATCACCGTTTACACCAAGAGCGCTTGCCCCAACTGCGTGAGCGCCAAGCAACTGCTCAAGAGCAAGAATTTGCCCTTCGTCGAACTTGACGCTGAGAAGCCGGATGAGTTGGCCAACCTTCTCCGTCGTTTCCCAGAGGCTCGTCAGATGCCGCAGATCTTCATCAACGGCCAGCGCGTCGGCGGTCTCGCCGGTCTGCAGGCAGCACTCAAGCAGGTGGGCGTATGAGCAAAGCACAGAAAATGTTCGAGGCCATCATGCGAGTGAAAGGCCATAACGACTTCAGCATGAACGGCAACAAGTACGCCAACCCCGGCCTGCAGGTCCGTTGGAACTACTTCCGCATGGGTTGGGAAATGAAGGAGGTGACGGCATGAAGCAAGCGCCACGATTGATTGCTTGGTACCTCAAGCAGCAAGGATACAGAGCCATCACGCTGCCGCCTTTTGGCATCTACGCCGTCAAGGGTTCAGCACAAGACGTTCGACTTGCCAAGCATGAGAACGCTCATTGGGAACAGTACAAACGAATGGGCTTTTTTGGCTTCTATGCAACGTACTTGTGGTTCATGCTTGTTTATGGCTATGAAAAACATCCGATGGAAATCGAAGCAAGAAAGGCTGAAACCAAATGATCAAAGACGAAGCATTGAAGCTGGCGCTGGAGGCGTTGGAAAAGTCAATAGCCATAACGATGGCCAATATTGATCTGAGAAACAAAGCCATCACCGCCATCAAGCAAGCCCTTGCAGCATCTGTGCAGGAGCCTGTGGCTTGGCGAGTCAAAGTAGAAACAAAACTCAGAGATGGGTCAGTGGATGTCGGATACCAGCTACGCAACGAAAAGCTGTCTGTTCACGATGAACCTCTCTACACCACCCCACCCACAGCACAGCGGCAATGGGTTGTGCTGACTGATGAGGAGCGGACGGAATGTATTTTTAGCACTCGATGGTCAACAACTCAATTGATGGACACATCCAAAGCCATCGAAGCCAAACTCAAGGAGAAGAACACATGACCTGCAAACACCGATGGGAGCCGAGCTTCTTCGGCATCAAATACCGCAACCCCGGCAGCTACTGGTATCAGTGCGCCCGGTGCAATCAAGTGATCTGGACCATTCTGGTGGAGAACCCATGAGCCACGGCGGCAAGGGCAGCAGCCCACGACCCTACGACGTGCCGCTGGACCAGTTCAGCGACAACTACGAGCGCACCTTCGGCAAGAAGGTGACGTGCCCCGACTGCGGCAAGACGTTCAGGCTCAAGCCCGACGACGTCATGATCCACACCTGCACACCCAAGGAGGCACAGCATGCGCAAGCGCAGTAACTACCGGCCCAAGGGCGTGCGCCTCGACAACATGAGCTGGATCAAGGCTGGCTTCAAGCCCGTGGGCAGCGTGCCCAAAGCCGGGGTACATCTCAAGCTGGCCAACGTCGCGGCCATGGATGCGATCATCGCTGGGCACGGCACCGGCGACCACTCGCACACCATGCGCGAGGCGTTCGACATGGCCGTGTGCCTGCCAAGGATCAACCCCAAGCTGGGGGCTGACTGGCTGCCCGAGCTGCAGGCGGCCAAGGACGCAGCCTACGCCGCGCACGAACGAGGCGAGCGCCTTGGTCGGTTCCTGTTCACCGGCCCAGAGATGCAACTGATCAGGGTTGGCATCGAGATCCACACGCAGCAGCTCGAGGAATGCACCGTGCAGGAGATGGAAAAGGCCATCCGCTTGGCCATCACGACCAAGCAAAAGGAGACCGCAGCGTGAGTGACCCGGCGAAGATCGACCCGCAAACCTTGAACCGCAAGAAGGGCTTCAGGTCGCGCAAGCCAGACGCCATGACGGTGGCCGAGCGCCAGCGCAAGTACCGGCTCAAGCAGGGCGGGCGCACGATCAACACCCGGCTGTCGCCCGAGATCGCCGCCAGCTTCCTGTACCTGAGCAAGGAGTGGGGCATGCAGTCCGACCGCGAGGTGATGGAGGCGGCCGTCCGGTTCCTGACGCTATGCACCCGGCAAGGCCTTACCCGGCTGCCCCAAACCATGGACGATTGACCGGGGGTATCACAATGCTTTATAGTCCTGCCCGGGGAAGTGTCCCCAAAATCTGGCCCGCCGCGTGCGGGCCTTTTCTATTTTTGGCCCCGGCTCTCGCTGAAAAGTTCGTCTCCCTCGTAGGTGAGATGCCGTGGGCCTCCTCTTCAGCACCATGGCAGACACCACCAAAGACACCAAGCGCAAGCCCCCCGGCACCGCTCTTCACCTCGACCCCAAGCGCGTTGAGGCAGCGAAGCTCAAGGCTCAAGTGCTCGAGTTCGCCGAGGAGGTGTTCGACCGCTACGTGTGGGGCGAGTCCTTCCAAGAGATCGCCGACAGCATGCCTTTCGCCATTGCTGGCTGGAAGCTGCGCCAGATCCTCATGGACAGCGAGGAGACAGCAGATCAGTACGCCATGGCTGGCATCGAGCGCGCCCACAACCTCGTGGACGCAGCTCTCCAGTACGGCCGCCGGGCAGCAGCCATCGGTGACGCATCGGGCCTGAAGGCCGCCATTGACGTCAACCTGAAGGTGGCCGCCAAGCTCAACGCGGCAGCCTATGGCGACAAGACCAAGGTCGAGCACACCGGTGCCAATGGCCGGGCCATCGAGATCAAAGCTGACTTGTCGCTGACGGCTGAGCAGGCCTACGAGCGTCTGATCAAGGGGGAGTGATGGACGGCTTCGACTGGATCAATCCCGACTACGAGAAGGTGTTCCAGACCCGCGTGGAGCGCCTCGAGCGCATGCGCGCGCAGCCCGAGATCGTGGCCCGCCTGCTGGACTACTACGCTGGGCACCCGGCCGACTTCATCTCCGATTGGGGCATGACATTCGACCCACGCTTGGCCGAGAAGGGTCTGCGCACCGTCGTTCCGTTCGTGCTCTTCCCCAAGCAGCGGGAGTTCATCGACTGGTGTCTGGCCCGCTGGCTGGCCCGCGAAGACGGCATCGTGGAGAAGAGCCGAGACGCTGGCGTGTCGTGGCTGTGCGTGGCGTTTGCCGCGTGGATGATGCTCTTCAAGGTCGGCACCGTGGTCGGCTTCGGCTCCCGCAAGGAGAGCTACGTCGACCAGATCGGCAACCCGGCCAGCCTGTTTTGGAAGGTGCGCGAGTACATCAACCTGCTGCCAGCCGAGTTCCAGCCCGAGAACTGGGACCCGAGCAAGCACGCCCCGTTCATGAAGATCCAGAACCCCGACAACGGGTCCTTCATCACCGGCGAGGCTGGCGACAACATTGGCCGAGGCAACCGCACGTCGATCTACTTCGTGGACGAGGCGGCGTTCCTCGAGCATCCAGACGCAGCCGACGCTGCGCTGTCTCAGACATCGAACTGCCGGATCTACGTGTCAACGCCCAACGGTGCGGGCAATCCGTTCTACCGCCGCGCACACGACGGCCGCACCAAGAAGTTCATCTTCGACTGGCGTGACGACCCGCGTAAGGACGAGGTCTGGTACGAGAAGCAGCGCGCGACGCTGGACCCTGTCGTGCTGGCCCAAGAGGTGGACCGCAGCTACACCGCGTCTGTGGCCAACGCGTTCATCCCGGGCGAACTGGCACAGGCCGCAGCCCGCAAGGGTGCAGCCGACATCATGGCCTACGGCCCCGTGCTGATGGGCATCGACGTCGCCCGCTTCGGCGACGACAAGACCTGCTTTACGTTCCGCCAAGGCCGCGTGTGCCTGCGCCAGATCGTGTTCGCCGGCATGGACGTCGTGGACGTTGCAGGCCGCGCCAAGGACGAGATCCGCGCCATGAACGGCGACGTGGGCCAGATCGCTGTCGACACCATCGGCATTGGCTCCGGCGTGGCGGACATCCTGCGCCGCGACTTTGGCGAGCTGGTGGTGGACGTCAACAGCGCCCTGCGAATGGGCGACGGCCAGAACTACAACCTGCGCGCCAAGATGTGGCGCGACATGCGCGAATGGCTCAAGGCCGGCGCATCTATTCCCAACGATCCCGATCTGATCACCGACCTGACTGCGCTGCAGTACGGCTACAAGGGCGGCGACCTGCTGCTCGAGAGCAAGCAAGACGCCAAGAAGCGCGGCATCAAGTCCCCCGACCGTGCTGACTCGCTGGCGCTGACGTTCGCTGTGCCGCCCAAGAAGCTCGATGACTGGCAGGTCCCAGTCCAAAACACAGCCGCATGGGCGGCGCTCGATGAAGTCACAGGCTACTGAGGTAAACCATGAACCCCAAAGACATCCCACAAGACATGGCCGTAATGGTCGGCGACGAGGTGCTCACCGCTGAGCAGTTCGAGAACATGCAACGCGAGCAGGTCCATGGCCTGCATGGCCAGTTCACCGCGATGCGCGACAAGTGGGTGCAGCACCGCGCCATGTCGGGCGTCGAGAAGCGCTGGCGCAAGAACGCGCAGCTCTACTTCGGTGAGCACACCAACAGCACCGGCGAGTTCGAGAACACCCTGCGCAACGGCCCGCCCGCACGCAAGGTGACCGACGGCAACCGCTCCCGCGTGGTGATCAACATCGTGCGCCCCAAGGTCGATCAGGCCGTGGCCCGCATGTGCGAGATCCTTTTCCCCGTGGACGACCGCAACTGGGACGTCAAGGCCACACCGATCCCCGAGGTGGCCGACATGACCGGCGACCAGCGCCAGACCGTCGACCCAATGACCGGCCAGCCCACCGGCATGACCGCAGCCGACGAGGCCAAGTTCGTGATGGAGGCCGCCAAGAAGTCGGCCGAGGCCATGCGCGACTCGATCGACGACAGCCTGACCGAGTGCCAGTACAACGGCGAGAGCCGCAAGATGGTCGAGGACGGCGTGCGCTTGGGCGCAGGCATCATGTACGGCCCGTTCCCGGCTCGCCAGACCAGCAAGGTGTGGCTGCCCCAGCCTGATGGCACGCAGTCCCTGCAGATCAACGAAGCGATCGTGCCGGCCAGCGAGCGCCTTGACCCGTGGGACGTGTGGTTCGACCCCGCCTGCGGCAACGACCACCAGCGTGGCCGTGGCTTCTGGTTCCGCCGCAACGTCACCCGCAAGGAGCTGCGCAAGCTGGTGGGCCTGCCGGGCTACGACACCGACGCCCTGCGCGATGTCCTGCGCACGCCACCCAACCGCATCCGCGTGGCCGAGGGCCGCGTCATCCGTGACGTGATCCAAGAAGACAGCTACGAGATGTGGACCTACCACGGCGAGATCGAACCCGACGAGATGGAGATGCTCAGCTCACGCACTGGCGACCCGCTGACCGACGTCGCCTTCGGTGTGCTGATCATGGTCAACGACAAGATCGTCGGTGCCATGCCCTCGTGGGTGGTCGACGAGACCCTGCCCGTGGACGTGTGGTGCTGGCGCAAGGCCGACGACTCCCCGTACGGCTACGGCCTGCCCGACGAGCTGGAGCACCAACAGCGCGTGGTCAACAGCGCTTGGCGTCAGGTCATGGACAACGGCCGCACCTCGCTGGGTGGCCAGATCGTCATGAAGAAGGGTCTGATCATTCCGCAGAACGGCAGCTACGAGATCACCCCCAACAAGATCTGGCTGGCCAAGGACGACCTCGAGGACGTGCGCCAATCGTTCAGCGTGTTTGAGTTCAACAGCCACCTGCAGGAGCTGCTGTCGATTGCGCAGGCCGCCATGGCGTTTGCTGACACCGAGTCCAGCATGCCCCAGATCATGGGCGGCGAGCAGGGCAGTGCGCCCGAGACCGTCGGCGGCATGGTCATGCTCTACAACAACGCCAACGCAGTCCTGCGCCAGCGCGTGAAGCTCTACGACGACAACGTCACGCGCCCGCACATCGGCCGCTACTACGACTGGAAGATGGCCAACGATCCAGATCCAGCGATCAAGGGCGACTACGAGGTCGACGCACGCGGCTCCACCGCACTGATCGAGCGCGACATCCAGAACCAAGCGCTGCTCAATCTGGCCAACATCACCAACAACCCGCGCTACATCCCTCACCTGAAGGAGCGTGCAGAGCTGCAGGCGATCCTGAAGGCGTTCAAGGTGAATCCTGACGAGCTGATGAAGACCGAGGACCAAGTCGCTCAGGACCAGCAGGCCATGGCAGAGCAGGGCGCTCCGCAGGACCCCAAGATCGCCACCGAAGAGATGCGCATGCAGGCCAAGCAGTTGGACCTGCAGGACCGCGACAAGCAGCGCAACTTTGAGCTGACTAAGCAGGACCGCGAGCTGCAGGTGCGCCAGCAGACGCTGGCCTACAACATCGAGCGCGAGCGTGCCGAGTCCGAGCAGCAGGCGATCGACAACCAGCTCACGCGCGACTTGGCCATCGCGAAGCTGCAGTCGACCGATCAGTTCAACCGTGAGTCGATGGCCGCCAAGGAACGACTCGAGATGATCAAGATCCAAGACGGCCGCGAGCGCTTCAATGCAGAAGCCGCTTTGAAGGTCCGCCAAGGCTCCGGCATTTGATCGTTGCACCCAGTATCACAATGCTGTATTATTCGCCCCGGGGAAGTGTCTCTTGCAGTTGCCTCCCTGTTTTCCTCAAGGTTGAACAAGTTCCGAGCGGGGCTGTCAGAAATGGCGGCTCCGCTTTTCTTTTGTCTGGAGACGAATGAGACCCGAAGACTTCCGCAGTGCCACATGGAAGCGGCTGTCGCAGTTGCTTGAGCAAAGGCTCGAGGAACTACGACAGCTCAATGATTCGCCCACGTACGACGCCATCAAGACGGCGCAGATCCGTGGGCAGATTGGCGAGCTAAAACGGATTCTGGCCCTTGCCGAAGAGGCGAGCGCCAGTCCCGCAGTCGACCCTGACGAACTGTCAGCGTTGGCGAACCCCGGTCAGCGATGACCAAAAAGTGAGACGACCCTAAATGAACCCCGCACAGGAAACTACGAACCCGAAAGACGAAGCACAGAAGATCTGGGACCAATTGGAAGCAGAGGACGCAGGACGCGCGCAGCCTGCCAACGATGAGCCAACTGACCCACCAGCAGATCTGACAGCCGAGGCCAACCCCGCCGCCGCAGCGCCCGCCGATTTTCCGGCCGACGCATCCAAGGGCAGCGAAGAGGTGGACCCACAAGGCAGTCAGGCCCTGATGGACAAGATCTCTGGACTTGAATCCATGCTTGGCCAAGTCACGCAACGTCTACGAAATGCCGAAGGTCACATCGGTGGACTGGGCAGCCAACTGAAGCAACAGCAACAGGTGGCAGCACAGGTCACTGCAAAGGGCGGCGACGCGCCAACTGCCGGAGAGATCCGTGCAGCGCAAGTCAACCCCGAGAAGATGGACGCTTTGAAACGCGACTATCCCGAGTTCGCGGACGCGATGGAGTCAGCGCTGAATGAGCGACTGAGTCTGCTCGAGCAACAGCTCAAGCAAGCACAGCAGCCCGTCCAGCAAGGCGCAGGCCCTGCCGAAATCGCACGTCTGAGAGCTGAGATGTCCGTCGAGATTCGGCACCCGGGTTGGCAGGATCGTGTGCAGACGCCCGAGTTTGTTGGCTGGCTGCAGCGACAACCACGCGAGGTGCAAATGCTTGCGGCGAGCGAAAGCCCGCAAGACGCAGTGCGCCTGCTGGACCTGCATTCACAGGCAGCAACCACGGCAACGTCACAAAGAACGCAGCGCCTGTCTGCTGCGGCGGCAATTCCTTCTGGCCGCTCTGGTGCGCAATCACGCGCCAAGGCTGTCGAGGATATGACGCCTCAGGAGTACTGGGCCTATCTGGACCAACTTGACAAGCAAAAGGCTTAATCATGCAAACCTACTCTCTCGTTCCTTCCCGGAACCTCATCATGGCCGAGCGCGAAATGCTCAAGCACGCCATGCCCATCAAAGTTCTGAGCACCTTCGGCACCCAGAAACAGATCCCCCAGAACAAGACTGACACCGTGGTGTTCCGTCGCGCTCTGCCGATCGACGCTGGCACCAACGGCGCTCCTTCGATCACCACCAGCAACTACCTGTTGCAAGAAGGTGTGACTCCCGGCTCGCGCACCATCACGTACCAAGACGTGCAGGTCACCCTGCAGCAGTACGGCGTGCTGATGAAGCTGTCGAGCAAAGCTGAAGCCATGTACGAGGATGACATCCCCGGCGACATGGTGAAGCTGGTCGGCGAGCACATGGCCTCCATCGAAGAGTTGATCTCTTACGGTGTGGTCCGTGGTGGCACCAACGTCGTGTACGCCAACGGCACCGCACGTACTTCGGTGAACACCGCCATCACCCTGAACAAGCTGCGTCAAGCCGCTCGTCAACTGGAGAGCGCACACGCTCAACTGGTGACCGAGAAGCTGGCCGCGTCCGTGAACTACGGCACCACTGCCGTGGAACCCGGCTACTTGGTGTTCATCCACACCGACATGGAAGCTGACTTCCGTAACCTGAGCGGCTTCGTTCCTGTTGCCCGCTACGGTTCGCAGAAGCCTGTGCATGAGCGCGAAGTTGGCAGCGTCGAGCGCTTCCGCATCGTGACCAGCCCCTACTTCAAGCCATTCCTCGTTGCAGGTGGCTCGATCACTTCTGGCACCTTCCTGTCCGCAGGCGGCACTTCCGGCACCACTGCCGACGTGTACCCCTGCATGGTGGTTGCTCAGGAGGCTTGGGGTCAGGTTGCACTGAAGGGCATGAACGCCATTCAGCCGATCTACTTGCCCGCAAAGCAGATCACTCACGCCAACCCCATGGGTCAATTCGGTTACGTCGGTGCCAACTTCTACAAGAATGCTGTGCGCCTGAACGAAAACTGGATGGTCCGTGTCGAGGCCGCCTGCTCGGCTCTGTGATGACCGGGGGCTTCGGCCCCCGTCTTCCCGAAACTCTTTTCAAGGATTTGAATCATGTCTGACAACCTCTCTATGAACTCCGGTGCCACGTTTGCTTTGGCATCTGCTGGTCTGGCTGAAGGCACCAACGCCAACACCATCAAGACCACTGCTGACATCACCTACACGATCGACGGCCGCTTCTACGCGAAGGCCACGACCGACAACATCGCCATCAGCTACACCGGTGCCTCCGTGTACCAAGCTGCTGCTGGTGGTGTGCAAGCCATCAACGGTGGCTTCACTGGTGGTGTGAACGGCTCCACTCGCCTGTACCTGTTGACGCTGGATGCCAGCGGTGCCGTCGGCATCGTTCCCGGCGCAATCGTCGACAGCGCTGAGCTGGCCGCTGGCCGCGTGGCCCTGCAGTTCCCTGACGCCCCCGCTGGCGTTTGCCCCTTCGGTGCCCTGCGCATCGCCCTGACTGCTGGCACCGCGTTCACTCCCGGTTCCACTGACCTGAGCGCCTCTGGCGTGACTGACACGTTCTACAACCTGATGGACGTGCCTGCCAATCCGCTGACTGCCTAAGTCGGCAAGGGGTCACCTTCGGGTGACCCCGCCCCCGTTTTAACTGGAGACCAAACCCCATGAGCACCACACCCAACAGCTACGAGCGCAAGCGCTCCCTCGCATCCGAGGACGTCAAGATCGAGAAGCAGGTCACCCCTGCATCCGAGGCTTCGGCGGCCGGCGGCCACGAGATCGACACCGACCGCGTCATCAGCACCGATGCCCTCGACAATGAGGCATTCATGCGCGACGAACTCGAGGTGTTCTTCAACGAGCCCAACAACGAGAACGAGGCGGCCTTCGTAGAGGTGAACGTCAATGGCGACTACCGAATGGTGATTCGCGGCAACTCAGCGATGCTGCGCCGGTATCACGTTGCTGTATTGGCCAACGCCAAGCAGTCGCGCGTGCGTCAACGCAAGATCGTCGCAGGTGACGGGTCCATGGGGTTCCAAGAAGAGAACGTGTTGGCTCTGACCTACCCGTTCCAAGTCATGCACGATCCCAACCCAAAGTTGGGCGTGCCATGGTTGCGCAAACTTCTCTCGAACCCGGTCTAAGATATGAACTTCTTGCAGCTCGCGCAAACCCTTCGCCAAGAGGCTGGTGCCTCTGGCAATGGACCGGCGGCCGTCACTGGCATCGTCGGTGAATCCAAACGCTTGGTTGACTGGATCAACCGGGCGTGGATTGAGATCCAAGGCATGCACGATGTCTGGGACTTCATGCGCGAGCCGTTCTCGTTCAACGTCCCGCAAGGCGACGGTCAGGTCACGCCTGCCCAAGCCGGGTTGTCCGGCTTCCGGTATTGGCATCGTGAGACTTTCCGCTGCCAGCGCACCGCCATCGGCATCGAGGACGAGCAGTGGCTGGTCGAGTGGGAGTACCAAACCTTCCGCAACACCTACCGGTTCAACTTGCAGCGCGAGCTGCAAGGCCGGCCCATGGTGTTCGCCATCTACCCCAACGGCAAGGACATCATGTTTGGACCCTTGCCTGACGCTGAGTACACCGTCGTCGGTGAGTACCAGCGCCTGCCAACACCGTTGGTCAACGCAGAAGACGAGCCGGACATTCCCGAGCATTTGCAGTACGCGATCGTCTACAAGGCGCTCGAGTACTACGGCTTCTACGAGTCCGCTGCTGAAGTGATCCAGCGCGCTCAGAAGCAGTTCGTGGCCATCAAGGCGCAGCTCGAGCGCGAGATGCTTGGCTCCGTTTATCTGGGCAACCCGCTGGCCTGAGTACCACCATGGCAAACCTACCCACCGTCAGCTACGAACTCATCCGTCTGTCCGGCGGTCTGGATCAGGTCACGCCTACGCTGTCTCTGGCCCCGGGCGTTGCTCGCCGGGCAGCGAACTTCGAGTGCGCTGTCAATGGCGGCTACACCCGCATCACTGGCTACGAGCGCTTTGACGGACGTCCAGCGCCATCGGCGGCCCTCTACAACGTCCTGTCCTGCACGTTTCTGTCCGCAGTGGCTGTGGGCGACACGATCCTTGGCTCCTCGAGCGCTGCATCGGGCAAGGTCATTGCGGTGACTGACGACTCCGTGGTGATCACTCGTGAGGTCGGAATCTTTCTGACCGGCGAGCAGTTCTCCGTGAGCGGCACGCCTGCGGCTGAGATCACTGCGGTGCTTGGCGTGGCATCCGACGGCCAGACCGACGCGACTTATCGCAGCCTTGCGGCCGATGACTATCGCGCCGACATCGGCGCTGTGCCCGGCTCCGGCCCGGTGCGAGGTGTCGCTTACTTCAACGGCAACCTCTACGCTTGGCGCGACAACGCAGGCGGCACACAGCTCGACCTGTACAAAAGCTCCAGCTCAGGCTGGACTCAGATCGAGTACTTTGGCGAGTTTGATTTTGACGTTGGCGTGCGAGAGATCTTCCCCGGCGACACGATCGTTGGTCACTTGAGCGGTGCCACCGCACTGGTCAAGGCGGTGATCGTGCAGACAGGAAGCTGGAGCACTGGCGACGCTGCGGGATACATTGTCTTCACCGACATGACTGGCACGCCAGTGGCCAATGAGCACGTCTACGTTGACGGCTCCAAGCACGCCGAGAGCGTCGGCACCTACGCGATGATCGAGCCGCTCCCCGGAGGCCGTGTTCAGGCTGTCGTGGCCAACTACGGCGGCGGCGCTCAGAACAAGAAGATCTTCTTCGTGGACGGCTTGAACCGATGCCACTCGTTTGATGGCGAGACAGTAGTGCCAATCCGCACGGGCATGGCCGCTGACGCGCCGTCGCACATTGCTTTTCACAAGCAGCACCTGTTCCTTGCGTTCGGTGCATCGCTGCAGTTCTCGGCCATCGCGAACCCGTACTCGTGGGACCCAGTCCTTGGTGCTGGCGAGATCGTGATGAACGAGAACATCACCAACTTGCTGACGCTGCCCGGCGACCAGACTTCTGGCGCTCTGGGTGTCTACACGCGCAACGATACGTCGGTGCTGTACGGCACCAGCGCCGAGTCGTTCCAGCTCTCGACGTTCAACTCTGGCACAGGGGCCATCCCTTACACCGCGCAGAACATGGACCAAGCCTACGTGCTCGACGACCGTGGTGTCGTGAGTCTGGGCACGTCGCTGAACTTCGGCAACTTCCTGCCTGCGTCGCTGACGATGAACCTGCGGCCGTTCCTGAGTGTTCGCAAGAACTTGGCATCGGCCAGCACGGTGAACCGCGACAAGGGCCAGTACCGCGTCTTCTTTTCAGACGGCTACAGCCTGTACCTGACGATCATGAACTCCAAGTACTTGGGTGCCATGCCTGTGCAGTATGCGCACCCAGTGCTGTGCTGCTTTGAGTCTGAGGACTCTGACGGGAACGCCACGGCCTACTTTGGCTCGAGCAATGGCTTTGTGTATCAGATGGACCGTGGGACCAGCTTTGACGGCCTTGAAATTCAGGCCGGCATCAACCTGATCTACAACTCGATCAAGAGCCCGCGTGTGCTCAAGCGCTATCGCAAGGCCAGCGTGGAGCTGACTGGCGACGCATGGGCCGAGTTCGCTTTTGGTTGTGACCTTGGATACCGCACGCAGCAACTTGACCAACCGGTCGACGCTGTCTACGAGAACGATCTCCGCTCTGCATTCTGGGACAGCTTCACGTGGGACCAGTTTGTCTGGGACGGTCAGGAGCTTTCGCCAAACGAGGTTGATGTCGCCGGCACAGCCGAGAACATCGCCATCCGCATTTCTTCTGTTTCCGCGATCCTCAAGCCGTTCACGGTCAACAGCATAATCGTTCACTACAGCACCCGGCGAGGGATTCGATAATGTCCAACAACTTCTACAACCACACCACGTACCCAACGCCAAACGCGCCGGGTTCTTCTGCTCAACTGCGCGCCGAGTTGGATCTCGTCGCGGCAGGCTTCAACAAGCTGCCGACGCTGACGGGCAACGCCTACAAGGTGGCCATGATCAACGCCGCTGGCACAGCGCTGGTGGCATCGTCGGCCCTTCAGGCGCTTGCCATCACTGCCTCGACGCTCGACAACACACCGATTGGCGCGACCACACGCGCGGCCGGCAACTTCACCACGCTGTCGGCCAACGGCGCGGCGAACCTTGGCACCTCAGTGACCATTGGTGGCGGCACGATCAACAACACACCGATTGGCGGCACCACCGCCTCGAGCGGTGCGTTCACGACGGTCACGGCCAGCTCCGGCTTCACTGGCAACCTGACCGGCAATGTGACGGGCAACGTCACGGGTAACGTCACGGGCAACGTGACTGGCAACCTAACTGGCAACGTCACCGCCAACACCGGCACCTCGACGTTCAACAACGTCACGATCAACGGCAGTCTGGATATGGACGCCGGCAGCTCGGCGACCATCATCAATCTTTCCACGCCAACCAACTCCGGCGACGCGGCCAACAAGGGATACGTTGACACGCAAGCAGCACTGAAGCTCAGCCTGTCTGGCGGCACCATGAGTGGTGCCATCGCCATGGGCAGCAGCAAGATCACTGGTCTGGGAACTCCGACCGCTGATGGCGACGCAGCCACCAAGGCTTATGTCGATGGCGTGGCCCAAGGCTTGGACGTCAAGGGCAGCGTGCGCGTGGCCACCACGGCCGAGATCAGCCTGTCCGGCACCCAGACCATTGACGGCGTATCCGTGATTGCTGGTGATCGCGTGCTGGTGAAGAACCAGTCGGCCACCAGCGCCAACGGCGTCTACGTGGTCGCAGCAGGAAGCTGGACACGGTCGACCGACATGGATGTCTGGGCCGAATTCCCGGGCGCGTTCTTCTTTGTGGAAGAGGGCACCGCCAACGACAACTCTGGCTGGGTCTGCACCGTCGCCGCTGGCGGCACGCTGGGCTCGACCTCAGTGACCTTCGAGCAGTTCTCTGGCGCAGGCCAGATCACCGCTGGCACCGGCATGTCCAAGAGCGGCAACACGCTCAACGTCGGCACGGCCTCCAGCGCGCGCATCGTCGTCAACGCCGACAACATTGATCTGGCCACGACCGGTGTGACGGCCGACACCTACGCCGGCCTGACCATCGACGCCTACGGCCGCGTGACTGCTGCCACCGCCCTGACCACGCTGGCGGGCTACGGCATCTCCAACGCGTACACCAAGACCGAGGTCGACACTGCGGTCGGTGCCCGCCTTGCTCTTGCTGGCGGCACCATGTCTGGTGCGATCGCGATGGGTGCCAACAAGATCACCGGCATGGCAGACCCCACCAACGCGCAGGATGGGGCCACCAAGGCCTATACGGACGCGATCCTTGGCTCAGCCACCAGCGCAGCGGCGAGCGCCTCTGCGGCCGCTACAAGCGCCACCAACGCGGCAAACAGCGCCACATCGGCCAGCGGCAGTGCAACGGCTGCTGCCGGCAGCGCCACTGCTGCTGCGGCCAGCTACGACGCGTTCGACGATCGCTACCTTGGCTCCAAGACCAGCGACCCGACCGTCGACAACGATGGCAACGCGTTGCTCGAGGGCGCGCTGTACTGGAACAGCTCGGCCAAGATCATGAAGATCTACGACGGCGCTGCATGGACTGCTGCCTACCTGCCTGCGGCCGGCTACGTGCAGAAGACGGGCGACTCCATGAGTGGCAACCTCAGTGTGTTGGCCGCTCTGGGCGTGGGCATCTCTTCGCTTACGGGCTTCAACATCCGTGTCAACCGCAATTTGACTGGCGCGGTCCAGACCTACGGCGTGACTTCTGAAGGCGCGGTTCAGTCTGACTCGACCACTGCGGTCAACATGTTCTACACCGCGCCCTCGACAGCGGCGGCTGCGTTTACCTTGGGTAACCTGTACCACTACCGAGCAGTGCAGGGCACGATTGGCGCTGGCTCAGCGATCACCACGCAGACCGGCTTCTTGGCTGACTCGACGCTGACCAGCGCGACCACAAACTACGGCTTCCGTGGAGCGCTGCCATCGGCAAGCAACCGCTGGAACCTGTACATGGACGGCACCGCGTCCAACCACTTGGCCGGCACCGTCCTGATTGGCACCACGTCCGACAACGGCACCGACAAGCTGCAGGTCACCGGCAGCATCGCAGCGACCGGCCTCATCAAGGATCGCATCACAACGATCGCAACTGGGACCACGCTGTCGGTGAACGCCGATACGACTGACATCGTGATGCACGCCAATACTCAAACCACGGGCACGCTCACAGTTGCCGCGCCCAGTGGCACGCCGATCAACGGTCAAAAGCTGATGATCCGAATGACGAGTACCAACGTGCAGACATTTTCGTGGGACGCCATCTTCATCGGCTCGACCGACTTGGCGCTGCCTACCGCGTCCACTGGCGGCGGCAAGGTCGACTACTTAGGCTTTATGTACAACAGCACCGCGACCAAGTGGCAACTGGTCGCAAAGAACTTTGGATTCTGATCATGATTAAAATCGACTTTGAATTTGACAGCAAGTACGGCGTCTTCCGCGACGCCATTCACTTGGCCGATGACCACGCATTCAGCGAAGAGCAGATCGCCGCCATGAAGCAGCAGCGCTTTGACAACTGGATCGCGGCGATCGAGGCCCCGGCAGTTGAAGCCCCTGTCGAAGAACAGCAACCCGCGCAGGAGTAAGCATGGCAGATCGTTACTGGGTAGGTGGCAGCGGTACTTGGAACACGACCAATACCGCCAACTGGTCGGATGCTCCCGGCGGCACAAGTGGTGCAAGCGTGCCCACGCTGGCAGACGATGTGTACTTCGATTCCGCATCAAGTTCTGGCGACTACACAGTAACAACTTCTGGATCAGCGGTCGCACGGTCTGCGAGCTTTGCGGGCCCATCGACGGGCACGCTGACGGTTGCTGGTACGGCCACCATTGCTTTGTATGGTGGCCTAACTATTGCCGCAACGGGCGTCACATGGAACCATGCGTCGCAGTTCAATTTTGTTGCGACTGATGGCGAATGGACAATCAACACCAACGGAAAAACTTTAGGTACGGTTGCGTTCAACGCCGGGAGCAACAACGTTCGGACGTCTTGGGTGCTTGGCGGGGCGCTGACAACGGCGGGCAGCCTCACGATAAGCAATGGTGTTCTGGTGACCAACAACTACGCAGTCACCACAAACGCCTCCGGCATGAATTGGAATGGAGGGTTTTGCATCAACGGCACCACAACTTTCACGTTGGTTGGCACGTGGACGCGAAACTCTGGCGGCACTTCATTCACACACGCCCCCGACGTCAGCTTTGTGCAGAATGGCACCGCCGCTGGCGGCACCACTTGCAGTTCCAATTGGTTTCAGTTCGGAAGAGTCAACATTTCAGGTACGGCGGGAGCGTCAACTTTTACCGCGAGCGGGTACTTTGTTGTCGGTCGGTTTACCAGCACAAAAACAAGCGCGTACACGATCCAATTGCCAACATCGACGGCAGGGCCGTATGTCGGCTCTTGGGAAATTACAGGTACTGTCGGCAATGTTGTGACGGTAAATGGAAACCCGGGTTACCCCCTGCAGCTTGGTAAGCAGACCAGCGGAATAAACTACCTGAACTGTGTTGGCGTATCTGTGGGCAATGCAAACAGTGGTTGCGCAGAATTCTATATTGGGCCGAATTCCGTCAACAACATCGGCTCAGGCAAAATATACGTAAGCAATCCACCCGCGCCTGTGACTCGCTACTGGGTCGGAGGCACAGGGACTTGGAATACAACATCCACAACGAACTGGTCTGACACGTCTGGTGGTGCTGGTGGTTTCAGTGTCCCGACAAGTGTGGACACGGTGGTTTTCGACGCCGCCTCTTCCGCCGGTTCGTACACAGTTACTCGGTCTGGTAATACACTTGTTTCTGGCAATGTTACTTATGGTGCGCCAGCTTCTGGCACTTTGACCATAGGCAACAGCGGCACCGGCATGCACTTTGGCTCGGTCACAGTTGCTTCTACAGGGGTCAGCGGCTTCACTGGAGCCAATATCACTGCTGCGTTCGGGCAAACAAATACCCTTACGTTGCCGCCCGCTGCGGTAAATCTCTACATGAACGGGTCAGGAGTTTTTTCTCTTGCCACTGCAACTACCGGATTCACTGTTCTTTTTCCTTATTTGTCGCCCGGTGCAACTCTTCGCACCAACGGGTACGCGGTTAGCGTGTCATATATTGAATCCTCGCTTAGCGGATACCTTGTTCTCGACGCAGCAACCACAACCTTTACGCACACTTCCAACACGGCAAGTGGTGGGTTTTGGTTGACGGGTTCTGTTGGTACTTTTCAGAATTCAAACGGCACCCCGGCGCTTTCCAGCTCGCCAGCGCTCGACATCGGCACACTGCGCACAACCAGCACTGGGGCGACTCCTATTTTTTTCCACGGGGGCTCAGCGCCGTTGGTGGCTACACCGAATTTGAGACTTGGCTTTTCTTGCGGCACGTTCTCTTTGGCTTCTCCAACGGGACCCCAGTTTGCGACCGTTCTATGCCCGATCAAAGTATCCACGGCGTTTAACGTAAGTGGCAGTGATGGGTTTAGGAGATATATGTTTTCTCCGATACCCGCAGTGACAACTTCGGGTTCTGCAAATACCGTATACGCCGGGGTAAATGCAATACTGCAACTCAACGGAACCGCTACGTTGGTCGATGTAGATTTTTGGGGGGTAACGGTCACCGGTTCCGCAGCGCCGGTTTCTGGCACGCGTCTGGGTGACGCAGGCTTTAACAGCGGCATTACGTTTGACGCCCCGAAAACTGTGTATTGGAACGGTGGAGTCCAAACGAATCTTGCAACCATAAGTTGGGCCGCTACTGATGGCGGAACTGCGAGTGCGTCGAACTATCCGCTGCCGCAAGATACCGCTGTCTTTACAAACACTAGCCCCTCATCAGGCAACTCACTTAGCGCAGGATCTAACTCCGTCTGGCTTCCTGCATTCAATCTTGCTGCTCGAACAAACGCAATTACGTTTTCGTCTACGGGTTCGGTAACGAGGTTTTTTGGGGACGTGACGCTTAGCTCCGCAGTGTCTGCATTTTTCACTGGGACCAGTGTGATGTTCTGCAAGAACGGAACGCAGAACATTGAGCTTGCAGGGAAGATGCTTTCCCTTGCTGGCGTTGCCAGCTATTCGGGAACCGCAGTACTTGCAAGCAATTCGACAATTAGTAGCTTCCGCTATGACAATGGCAATTTCGACCTGAATAGCAAGGTCTTGACAATCTCTGGAGCGTTCTATAGCTCTGGCTTTTCTGCGTCGCCGTACACGTTTGCATTTGGCACCGGGAGCATCACGTTTACTGGCACCTACTTTCAACTGCTTGGAGATGTAGCAACGACATTGACTGTGACGGGCTCGCGCACCGTCAACGTGTCTCGAACAACCGGCTCGGTTACATGGGCTTCCACGGCGATGGATTGGAACGCTTTGGATGTCAACCTGCCGTCCGGCACATTCACGTGGACGGACAGTGGCGGCGGTGCCGCATATCGAAATCTGAACTTGACTGGATTTGCCGGCAACTTGGCCAATGCCACCAGAGGCCTGTACGGATCACTTACGCTCGGGTCGACTGCGACACTAAGTGCTGGCACGTCGGCAACTACGTTTCGTCCACCCGTTGCTACAACAAGCACGTTGGTAGCCGGCGGCCGGACAGTTGACTTTCCAGTTGTCGTAAACGGCGCAGGAACTTTTCAGCTTTCTGATGCCTTGACTTTGGCGGCTACACGGGTGTTCACATTGACTGCCGGCACGCTCGACCTTAACGGATTTACGCTGACCGTTGCCGTTTTCAATTCCAGCAACTCAAACATTCGATCTATTGCTTTTGGTTCCCAGCAGATTGCGTTGACTGGTAACGCAGCGACAATATGGGACAACAGTGGAGCAACCAACTTTTCTTACACTGGTACGTTCAAGGTCGTTGCAACCTACGCCGGTGCAACTGGGACTCGCACACTGGCGCAAGGCGGAACTGAAGCCACGGTGCAGCCAATCAGTACGGCTGGAGGCGCTGGATTCATTCTTGACACGACGTCAACTGACATCAAGACGTTGACTGGCTCTTGGGGCGACATCGACCTTACGGGCGTCACCGGGACGTATACCGAGGGTGTGGCAACCTGCTTTGGGAACTTTAACGCGGGCTCTACTGCAACGATCGCTTCTAGTTCAAGCGCCCTTACGTTTGCATCCACCTCTGGCACAAAAACCATCACCACCAATGGGCAAACGCTCAACTTCCCGCTAACGTTTGGCGGGATCGGCGGTCGTTGGCAACTTCAAGACTCTTTGACATCCGGCACCACGCGGCAGCTTTCTCTTACGGCAGGCACGCTTGATCTTAATGGCTATACGCTGACCACTGGGTTGTTTTACTCAAGTGCATCCAGTATATGGCAAGTACGAGCGCTTGCTTTTGGGTCGGGGAATATAACGCTGACCGGCTCTGGTACGGTGTGGAATACGCTAAACGCTTCCGCGTTGGTCGATTTTTCTCGAACGGGAACCCCAACTGTCAACGTAGCAAACAACAGCGCAACAGCCACAACAATTTCTACCGGGCCAATGACCGAAGGAAAGGCACTGGACTTCAACTTCACGACTGGCACGTACACGCTGACAGACACGTCTGCGGTGTACCGTAGCGTCAATCTCACTGGATTCGGCGGCACTTTTGCGAATAACGCCCGCACCTACTATGGCAGTTTGAATGTTGGCTCTACCGCCACAATGACCGCAGGAGCAAACGCTCAGACATTTGCCGCTACGTCGGGAACATGGAGCATTACGACCAACGGACGCACATTGGACTTTCCGCTGACCTTCAACGGCGCGGGCGGAACGTGGCAGCTTGCTGACGCGCTGACGGTGGGTAGCACTCGTGCATTTACTCTGACGGCAGGGACGTTTGATGCCAACATCTACAACGTCACCATCGGCACAATGTCTTCTTCCAACTCCAACGTGCGGACATTGGCGCTTGGGTCGGGCACATGGACGGTTTCAGGTTCTGGTGCGTCTGCGTGGACGTTCTCCACATCCACAAATGCCACCGTCACTGGCACTGCCACAATCTCGATGACCAGTGCATCCGCCAAAACGTTTGCTGGCGGCGGACTTGCTTGGCCGACATTGAATCAGGGCGGTAGTGGTGCGCTGACAATCTTGGGCAGCAACACGTTTGGCACCCTGAGTAAATCTGTCGCGCCATGCACCATCACATTCGGTGCCGGCACAACGCAGACCGTCAGCACACTAAATGTCTCTGGTACGTCCGGCAGCATTACAACAATCAACAGCTCTACCGTAGGCACTCGAGCGACGCTGAATTTGATTGGCGGCGACGTCACGCTGAGCTATGTATCGCTGAAGGACAATTCGGCGACGGGTGGCTACAGCTACTCGGCCAAGCTGCTTGACGGCAACGTCAACGCCGGCAACAACTTGGGCTGGAACTTCGGGTTGGCCACCGGCAACTTCTTGAGCTTTTTCTGAGGTATCACAATGGCTAAGTCCCATGCACCCGTCGGCCAGTTCATCGCTGTCCTGTTCCTGTCCCGAGACCTTGCTCACCGTGCGCACCTGCGCACGACAGGCCCCGGCAGCTTTGCCCGGCACGAGGCGCTTGGCGAGTTTTACCCGGCCATTGTCGATCTGGCTGACTCGTTGGCCGAAGCCTATCAAGGCTGCGAGCTGGCGCTCATCGACATCCCGCTGCTGGACAACGAGTTCCCGGGCGAGATCAAGGAGTCCATGCAGGCCCAGCTCAAGTGGATCAAGGCCAACCGCTACAAGGCTGTCGAGAAGGAGGAGACGCACCTGCAGAACATCATCGACGAAGTCGTCGCGCTCTTTGACCGCACGATCTTCAAATTGCATTTTCTTGAATGAGTAGTACCACCATGTCATCAATCTCCGAAGCAGAGGCACGCCTCAACTCACACGAAGCTGTATGCGCACTGCGCTACGAACAGATCAACGCCCGGCTCAAGCGCCTTGAGGGCATCTTGATGAAGACCGCCGGGATCATGTTGGTCTCAATGGCTGGCGTCATCTATGCGTCGCTGTCCGGTTTGAAATGAGATGGCTCGCCCTGTTGTTCATGGTCGGCTCTGCGATGGCGCAACACAGCGCCACGGTGGACAACCTGTCAACAAACCAACAGGGCAACAACATCACGAACAACTCGAACTCGAACAACACCAACTCGGCAACGACGTACAACGGCAACGCGCCGGGCAGTGTCCCGCCGTCGCCGCCGCCAAGCGCCATTGCCCCCTCGTACATGGGGGGAGGGCAGGACTCCTGCCTGATTGGCGTCTCCGGCTCTGTCTCGTCAAGCGTCATCGGGATCGGTGGGGGCACCTACCGGCGAGACCAGCAGTGCGAGCTGTTGAAGTTGGCCAAGACCCTCAACGAGTTTGGGCTGAAGGTGGCGGCGGTCGCAATCCTTTGTCAGGACGCGCGAGTCTTCCAAGGTATGGCTATGGCGGGGACGCCGTGCCCATACCTCGGGGCGATTGGCAAACAGGCCACGTTGTTGTGGCAACAAAACCCCGAGATGAGGCCCGACTATGAAACACAACCACTTAAACCCATTTCACAGGGTGTGGCTGCTACTGGCAGCGACTCTGGCTCTCTGTCTGATCGCTTCCGGGCAAGCAAGCGCGCAAACGCTGATGCCCAACCAGCGTCAGGTGGTCAATAACCTGATCAGCGCCAGCGGTGACATCAAGGGGCAGATTGCCCTTGGCACGAGCTACAGCACGGCGCTGGCCAGCGCGGCATCGAGCGGCACAATCGTTGACCCAACGGCATGGCGCAGCGCTCAGATCACCGACGCCCAGCGCACTAGCTACAACATGGCCTCCGCTGTGTTTGGCACCACCAACTTCAACGGCTCCCGCCAGTTCTTAGAGCAGCAGGCTGCATCAAACATCGCTTCGATGCAGACCTCGATCTCGGCACTGGCCACCGCAACGGTCGACCTGCAGAAGGTTGTCACCGTCAATCAGATGGTGTCGGCCATCACCGACGTCCCAACCGCTCGAACCACGCAGACGGCCATCTTGAATGCCGGCCTTGGTGGCGGCATCACTGAGCAGCAGGTGGCGGCATACAACACCAGCTTGGCCAACGTGAACAGCTACGCCTCGCAAGCTGCCTTGTTCATGCGCGCCGCGCAGAATCAGACACTCACCAGCAACGTGGACCACTTCGTCAACACGTACGCCAAGGACCTGAACTACGTGACGGCCACCGCTGCGTATGAGAACACGGCCATCACGCTGGCTTGGGCTGACGGCCTGCAGATCACTCAGCAGGGCATGCTCAACAACTTCCAGAAGAGCAACAGCGACTTCTACGTCAGTGTCGTCAACCCATTCGGCGCTACTAGCGGCAACTGATGTCAGACGAGAACAAGCCCGGCAAAGCGTCGCTTGAGACCACCGAACTCAAAGTCGGTGGTGTCACGCTCAAGGGTTCCTACATCGTGTGGGCGCTGGCACTCGCTGGCTCCATCGCAGGCTCGATCATGCTGGTCGGCGGTGAGTGGGAGAAGTACCAGCGCGTCAAGGGCTTTGTGTCTGAGTTCAAAGCTCCCAACCTTGAGCCAATGATTGAGTTTGCCGAGAAGGTCAAGCAACTCGAGGACAGCGCGGTCAACTTGTCTCAGGCCATCGCGGCCAACGAGCAGGTCGGAAACAGGCTGATCTCTGATGTTCAATCCATCACAAAGCTGATGGAAGCCAACGACGTGTCGAAGCTGCAAGGGGCAATCGCGCAGCTCAAGACGACAGTCGACGGCGTGCAGGTCTTTACTCGAGACGTGCAGGCCTTGCGCGAAGCCATGGTCGGTGTCCAGAAGGACATGGTCGTGTTGAAGAAAGATGTGGACAGCCAGTGGTCGGCGATTGACTCGATCGGCGCTGGTTCGTTGAAAGGCGGCAAATGAGATACCTGATGTTGGGCCTCGCGCTCATTGCAACGGCGCTACTGCTCGAGGGGTGTGAGGACCAATACCGCTACCCGTGCCAGAACCCGGAGAACTTCTCGAAGCCGGAGTGCCAGAAGCCGAAGTGCCAGTTCACGCAGCAATGCCCCGAATACCTTGTAGCCCCAATCTTGGAGAAACAGATCAATGCTCAACCTGCTCAACCCACCCCCGAAGCAGCACCTAACCGCTGACGACATCCAGGTCCGCATCTGGGGCTTCGTAGTCATTGTCGTGACGCTGATTCTTGCGTTCATCGTTGCGTCGATCCTGTACTCGGTGACCTTCGTCACCCAGCCGATCAAGTCGATGGCTCCGATTGATCAGGCCTACACGAAGATGCTCAACGACATCGTGTTGCTGATCGTTGGCGGCATCGGTGGCGTCATGTCCAAACGCGCCACGGCTGCTGTGGACAAAGCCATCACGCCCGAGCCGCCCAAGCCCGCAGCGCCCGCACCGGGGGTCGAGCCCCCAAAGCCACCGGCCCATCCAGTAGTACCTGACTGGAACTGGATGGGCTTTCAGAACGCCCAGCTCGACGAGAACTGGGTGCCGCCACCACCACCTACCACTGCACCTGACTACATCGACCCTGCGCACGAGGAGATCGGTCTTGAGCGAGCCGCAGCAAGGAGCGACCAATGATTGGCCTCCAACGCTTGGGTATCGCGGTGCTGATCACGCTGCTGGTGATCTTTGGCATCTACCGATTTGGCTACAGCAAGGGCTGGAGCAAGCGAGATGGCGAGATGCAGGCGGCCATCGCGCAAGCCAACGAGCAGTCGCGGCAGACCGAGCAGCGGCTCACGGAACAGATCAACGCCAACGCAAACCAACTTCAGGAGGCCAACCATGCGCTCAATGAAAAATCTTCTGCTCTTGACCGCGCTATCCGTGCTGGCAGGGTGCGTCTCCCAGCCTCAAGTTGCGTACCAGCCACCGCAGGTCCCGCCGCTCCCGCCGGAGATCGGAACGAAGAGGTCAGCGAATCTGACCGACAGACTCTCGCAGCTATTGCTGCCATCGTCGCCGAAGGAGACAGGGCCATCAACCAGCTCAACTCCTGCATCGACGCCTACAACCAAGTGAGGGGGCAGATCAATGGTCAGCACTGATCAACTCAAGCGCCTTCACATCAACCCAGAGCTGGCCGATGTGTTCAATGAGACCTTCGAGCGCTGGGGCATCACCACCGCCCGGCAGCAGGCTGGCTTCATCGGGCAGTGTGGCCATGAGTGCGGCAACTTCACCAAGCTCGAGGAGGGGCTGAGCTACAGCGCTGAGCGTCTGATGAAGATCTGGCCCAAGCGGTTCCCGACCATGGAGATTGCCCAGCGCTACGCCCGCAATCCCAAGGGCTTGGCCAACAACGTCTACGCCAACCGCATGGGCAACCGCGATGAGGCGTCTGGCGACGGCTGGCGCTTCCGTGGCTCCGGCTGGCTTCAGCTCACCGGGCATGCAAACTTCTTCCACGCAGGCAAGGCGATCGGCGTGGACTTCGTCAAGGAGCCCGATCTTGTGCGCACGCCAAAGTACGCGGCGCTGACGGCCGGCTGGTTCTGGGCGACTCACAACTGCAACGCGCTGGCCGAGGCCGGAGACTGGACGGCGCTCACCCGAAAGATCAACGGTGGGACCGTGGGTCTCGAGGACCGCGTCAAGCATATTCGTCAGGCGCTGAACGTCCTGAACGAGGGGCTGGCGTGAAGTATCACAATGCTTTAGAATTCCTGCCGGGTTGGTCCGTCTGGACCGTACCCGGTTTCGCCCCGCTCCGACGGGGCGTTTTCGTTTGAAAGTCCAGACATGGCCACATTGACTCAAGACAACCCTTTCGACACCCAGCCAGCAAAGCCTGCCAACGGCGGCATTGTGGGCGGCGCTATGCGCCAGCCGAGCGCAGGTGACGAAGGCGGCATGCGCCAGCAGCCAACGACTCAGGGCCAACTGCCCGGCAACGTCGGCACATCGGCACCTACCACCCCCAACGTGGCGACCTACGCCCCGACAACCCGCCAGATCAACCAGCAGACCGACACGGTTCAGGGTCAGGTCAACAGCATCCTGTCCAAGGACAGCCCGCTGATGGCCCGTGCCCGCACGCTGGCGACCCAGCAGATGGCTCAGCGCGGGCTAGTTAACAGCTCGATGGCGGCCGGCGCGGGTGTGGCGGCCATGATCGACCGGGCGACCCCGATCGCTCAGCAAGATGCCAACGCCTTCAATGCGGCCAAGCAGGATAACCAAAGCGCGCTCAACACGTCTGGCCAGTTCAACGCGGCCGAGATCAACAAGTTTGGCCTGCAGACAAGCGAGCAAGGGTTCGAGGCCTCCCAGTTGGCCAAGCAGCAGGAGTTTGCAACCTCCGAGCGAGTGGGCTCTCAGTCCTTCGCCTCCAGTATGGAGAACGCCAAGCAGAACTTCACTGCGGCTCAGGCTCAGCTCGATCGAGCCCAGCAGACAGTGTTGGCCGACAAGAGCGTCGAGGCCCAGCAGGCCCTGCAGGTGGCTCAGCAGAACTTCCAAGCCGCGCAGTCGGCTATGGACCGCCTGCAGCAGACTGCCTTGCAGACCGGCCAGCAGGCCTTCCAAGCGAGCCAGTCGAGCTTGGACCGCGCCCAGCAGGCGTCCTTGCAGCAGGCTCAGCAAACCTTCCAAGGCACCCAAGCCGAGCTGGAGCGGGCTGCTCAGATCATGCTGGCGGACAAGAACATCTCGGCAACGAGCGCTCTTGAGACCGCACGCCAGCAGTTCCAAGCCGGCCAGTCCTCTTTGGACCGCAGCCAGCAAACCAGCCTGCAGGCAGCGCAGCAGAGCTTCACGGCCGCTCAGGCCGAGCTGCAGCGCGCGCAGGAAGTGGCTCTTGCAGACAAGAGTGTCTCCGCACAGCAGGCGCTGCAGGCTGCACAGCAGAATTTCCAAGGGGCTCAAGCCTCATTGGACCGAGCCCAGCAAAGCGCCCTCCAGACTGGCCAGCAAACCTTCCAAGCAGGACAGTCTGCGCTCGATCGCGGTCAACAGCTCACGGTGCTTCAGGCCCAGCAAGGGTTCCAGTCGGCACAGTCCGAACTCGACCGCGCGATGCAGAAGTACCAGACGGACAAGAGCATCGAGTCGCAGCAAGCATTGCAGGTGGCGCAGCAGAATTTCGCGTCTGCTCAAGCCGCGCTGGATCGCACCCAGCAGACGGGGATTGTCAATCGCCAGATTGAGGGTCAGCAGCAGTTGCAGACGGCTCAGCAGAACTTCTCGGCTGCCCAGTCGGAACTGCAGCGCGCTCAAGAAGTTGCTTTGGCCGACAAGAGTGTGGCCGCTCAACAAGCACTGCAGACCGCGCAGCAAAACTTCCAAGGTGCGCAGTCCGCACTCGATCGCGCCCAGCAAACCAACCTGCAGCAAAGCCAGCAGCAGTTTCAAGGTGCTCAGGCTCAACTCGATCGCACGCAGCAGACTTCTCTGCAGCAGGCCCAACAGACGTTCCAAGGCTCGCAGGCCGAACTCGAGCGTGCGGCCCAGATCATGTTGGCCGATAAGAACATCTCGGCCCAGCAGGCACTGCAGAAAGCCCAGCAGGAGTTTCAGGGTACGCAGGCTGGCCTCGATCGTACCCAGCAGGCAGCCCTTCAGCAGGCTCAGCAATCGTTCCAAGGGTCTCAGGCTGAATTGGATCGCGCCGCGCAGATCATGCTGGCCGACAAGAGCATCACTGCTCAGCAAGCACTTCAGCAGGCGCAGCAGGAGTTCCAAGGTTCGCAAGCCACACTTGATCGCGCACAGCAACTGAATGTGCTGACCAAGCAGCAGGGTTTCCAAGCAGATCAGGCGACGATTGACCGCGCTCAGCAACTGCTCATCGCGGACAAGAACATCACAGCGCAGCAGGCACTGCAACAGGCGCAGCAAGAGTTCCAAGGCCAGCAAGCTGGATTGGACCGCTCGCAGCAGACAAGCCTGCAGACCGCTCAACAAAACTTCCAGTCTGCTCAGGCTGAGTTGGAGCGTGCCCAGCAGAAGGCAATGCAGAGCAACTCGATCCAAGCTCAGATTGATTTGCAGACGGCGCAACAGAACTTCCAAGGCGCGCAGTCTGATCTCGACCGAGCACAGCAAGTCAACCTGCAGGGAAACCAGCAGACATTCCAAGCGGGGCAAGCCGCCTTGGATCGCGCACAGCAGACCAGCCTGCAGTCTGTCCAGCAGAACTTCCAGTCTGCGCAAGCAGAACTCGAGCGCGCTCAGCAAACCGCTCTGGCCGACAAGTCAATCACTGCACAGCAGGCGCTTCAGACTGCTCAGCAGAACTTCGCTTCTGCCCAATCGGATCTCGATCGCCGACAGCAGACTGCGATTCAACTCAGTCAGCAGGAGTTCACTGCTGCTCAACAGACGATTCAGAACGACTTCGGCTTGCGCGTGCAGCAGTTGCAGGAGTCTGGTCAGAACGAACGTCAGGCCAGCGAGATCGCATCCCGCGAGGCCATGCAGAAGCTCGAGCAAGCCGGCATTGATAACCGCTTTGACCAAGAGCTGGCGCTCAAAGCCGGCCAGTTCAACGTCGAGCAGTACAACGCAGAGCGTCGTCTCCTGATTCAGAATCAATCCGAGATGGATCGTCTCGGGGTGCAGATCGAAGCCAATAAGGCAAACATCCCGACTGCATTCGCGGCGAACATGAGCACCACCGTGATGAACGGTGTCAACGCGATCATGGCTCAGCCGATGGATGCAAACGGCAGGCCATCTTCCGGCGAGCGCGAGGCGCAGGTGCAGTCTCTGGTCAACTACGCCAACTCGCAGTTGAGCTGGGCCGCGAAGTTCTACGGAGTCGCGCTTCCATCAATCAGCACTCCAAGCACTTCAGGGTCGGCGACTTGGTACAACCCTGCCGCGCAGAACCCCGCGACAGCGCAAGTGGTGACTAAGCCGGTCGGATTGATCGACTCCTCGATGGGTGGGGTTGCCACCACGGGCAAGCCCGTGGCCACTCAGGACCAGATCAACGCGCGCTATCCGGCCGGATACAACGGACAAGGAGGGTCTCCTGAGTATCAGGCTGCCATGAAGGCCGCCATTGAGGCGAACAACGGCAACTTGGTCCTGAGCAATGAGCAAGCGATAGCGGCGGCCGAGAAGTTCAATTCCAAGTACGGAACGAACTACACGGCCAAGGATTTCAAGATTGACCTTGCCTCGTTGGGCGCAAATCCAATGCAAATCAGTGACCTGTTCTGGTCATAAGTTGCATGATCATCCGCAAAGCCACCATGCAAGACGTTCAAGCCATTGTCGACATCGCGGTCGAGTCGGTGTCGAGAGACCCGCTGCCGGTCAAGATCGACCGCGAGGCGATGGCCGACACGGCGAGAACTTGCTTAAACCCCGCGCACTTCATGTGGGTTGCTGAGCAAGATGGCGAAGTTGTTGCTGCCTTTGCGGCGTGCGTTCAGCCCGCCTTCTGGTTCACTAAGTTGCAGTGCTCTGTGCTGCTGTACTACACACGCGTAGCTGGAGCAGGTCTGCCGCTCATTCGTGAGTTCTCCAGATGGGTGAAGTCTCGCCCGGCCATTAAGTTGGCTGTCGTTGAACTTGAGCCGGGGGTCGACCCACGGCTTGTTCATTATTTCAAACGGGTTGGGTTCGCTCGCGAGTCCTTGAACCTGACTTATGTTCGAGAGGTGTCTCATGTCTAAGGTTGTAAAAAAAGTAGGCCGCGCAATCGGTAAGGTTGTCGAAGGTGTGAAGAAGGTCGTGTCCAAGACCTTTGCCGAGGTCAAGCGTTTTGCCAAGTCCGATATTGGCAAAGCGTTGATCATTGCGGCCACAGTCTACTTCGGAGGTGCCGCGCTATCGGGGGCCATGTCGAGTACGGCGGGCAGTAGCGCGCTGACTGGAATCTCCAATGCGTGGACCAGCCTATCGACCGCCGGAAGTCAGGCGCTTGCCGGCAACTTTGCGAACGCAGCCAGCGCGCTTGGCACCGGCATTCAAGGCGGCGCTGCGGTTGCGGGTGAAGCCGGCTTGATGACCTCTGGCGTTGGCGGCACGGCCGCGTCTTTCGCGCCAGTTGAGTCTCTTGCGCCGACCTCCGTGGGCACAACGTCGGGCGCATCGAGCGCTGCACTGTCGCCCGCTGCGCCAGAAGCCGCACTGAACGCTGGAGCGCCTAACCTCACCAAGCCGGCCGCCGATGCCGCATCCAAAGGATTCTTCTCAAGCGACGTTGCCAAGTACGGTGCGATCACAGCCGGCACTCAACTGGCCGGGGGCCTGATTCAAGGCGCTGGTCAGCAGAAGGCCTTGGAAGACCAGCGTCGCTACGAGCAGCAACTGTTCGAGCAGCAGAACCAGCGATACGCAAACAGCGTGTCTGACTTTGGACAGCGAGCAAGTGCCGACGCTGCAATCATGGCCAGCCGTGGGCAGAACATTTCTCCTGCAGCACCTGCAGCACAGGCCGCAAATCGCTATCAGCCTGCAGTCCCTCCCGTCTTCGCCGGCGGCCCAGCTCAGATTGGCATGATCAATCGTGCCGCGACTGGAGCCCCAATCTACAACCCTTACTACCCGCGCGGCTGATAGGAGCACATCATGGCTGGATTGATTCAACAACAAATGGGCGCTCCTGCGCCAGAGCCACAAGAGCCACAAGAGCCAGCGCCAGAGAGCATGGCGATGGAAGGCGAGGAAGCCGCAGAAGGTGGTGATGCAGGAGAAGGCAACCCTGTATTTCAGGAGGCCTTGACTCTTGCGTATCAAGCGCTCTACGAGAGCGAGGCCGCAAAGGATGTTGCAAAGCAATTGAAGTCTGCGCCCAGCATCGCCGCTGGCATGGCCGACATTGCCTACAACATCACATCTGTCATCGACGAGCGCACGAGCGGCAAGGTTCCAGACGAGCTGCTGGTTCCTCTGGCGATGAATGTTCTGGAAGAGGTTGGCGAGATTGCCGATGCTGCTGGCCTCGAGCCGCAGCCAGAGGACATCGCTGACGCGCTGAAGACAATGATCCTGCGCTTTCTCGGTGAGCAGGGTGTCGACACTACGCAGCTTCAGCAGGCAATGGATCAAGTCGATCCGTCTGTCTTCCGCAAGGCTGCAGAAGGAGAAAAGGTGCCAGCATGAGTGGACTGATTCTGGCCGGACTCGGCAAGGGTATCGCGGACGCCGGCTCGACGTTTGGCAACGCGATGATGAGGGACTACGAGGCCAAGCGGCAGGAAGAACGCGAGGCATTGCGAGAGCAGCGCCTGCTTGAGCGTCAAGAGGCGCTTGATCGTCTGAAGGCCGACCGTGAAGAAGCCAAGGCCGAGGGGCTGAAGACCCGCGTGGCCCAAGAGTCGGCCGCCGTCGGCACTCGAGCCGCTGAAATGGGTGCTGCCCGAGACGCCACCCAGCTTGGTCGCGACGCAACAAAGCTCTCCGGGATCTCTTCGCAGGTGGCTGGCGACTCGCCATCGACCACGGACGAAGAGTTCAAGAAGCTGATCGAGGAGAACCCGCAGTACCGCGAGACCTATCGCAAGGCGGGGCTGATCGACAAGGCGATGACGCCCAACCAGCAGCGCATCCAGCGCGCTGACGACGAGGCCACTGCAGCTCTTGAGATGGGTGCCCACTCCAGCGTGATCGACGCGTATGCGAAGAAGCGCAAGGACGTGCTGGATCAGATCCGCGAAGAGAACAAGGAGGCACGCGACACCCGCCGCGAAGATCGCGCAGACGAGCGCGAGGCTCGCCGCGATGCTGAGTTCCGCGCCTTGATGCCCATCCGTATACAGAACGCTGATGCCAACACCACCCGTGCAGGTGCGGCCGTGACCAGCGCGAACAAGCCTGCGTCGGGCAGCAACAGCGCAGACAAGCCAGCGACCACTGCCGACATCCAGCGTCAGGTAACTGCTGCGCAGAACGGGTTGGCCACTGATCTGGGTGTGGCGAAGAACGAGATCAACGCCGAGATCAAGTCGATCCGCAAGCGTGCCGACGCGGGTAACGCTCAGGCCAAGGCAACACTCGAGCGCATCCAACCAATGCTGGATGAGTTGAACGACGCGAACCAGCGCATGTTGCAGTTCAAACGCGCCAGTCCTTCCACTTCAAATTCAAGGGATAATTCAACAGCCCGACCTCCGCTCAGCAGCTTTGCTCGCTGAGCAACTTTCATCAACCTTCGTGACGCTCTATTCCCATGAAGTTCGACATCAATGCAGCCCGCAGCTCCGGGTATTCCGACGACGAGATCGCGGACTACTTGGCAAAAGAAAACAAGTTTGATCTGAGCGGGGCGTTGAAGTCTGGCTACAGTGCGTCCGAGGTCATCGGCTTCCTGTCTGGTGCCGACGCGGCACCGGCAGCACCGGCGGAGGCGGTTACCGACACCGGTGACGAGGCCGCTCGCCTTGCAGCCCGGTACAAAGCGCCCGAAAAGCCCGGCTTCATCGAGCGTGCAGCCAGCGCCCTGTCGTCGATGCTGCCCAAGCCCGTGGACCCCATGGGCATCGCCTCCGGCAAACCGCTTGGCAACACGCAAATTCGGGCCGAGGAGCCCGTCAAAGAGCGCAAGGCACCTACCCCCTACCGCAACCGCCGCGAGGCGCTGGATGACGCTGTCAACCTGCTGGAAGAGGGCGCAGACCAGAAGGCCGTGACCGAGTCGTTCGCAAGCGCCGGGATTAAGTTCGACGAGATCGTCGCCCATGGTCAAAAGCGCGGCAGCGAATACTTCAAGCAGCAGCCCGGCATGGAGGTGGCTGACCCTGAGGTGGCCCGCCTTGCAGCGCGATACCCTGCGCAGCCCACCGGCGAACTCAAGGCGTACGAGACCAGCATTGGCGAGGACATTGCCAACTTCGCCAAGCGCGTGGCTGGCCGCTCGAGTCAGGCGTTCACCGGCCTGTTGGCCAACACCGGCGTGATCGACGAAGATCAGGCAGCCGCAGCGCTGGCGCGCGACGAGCGACGCATTCAAGCGGCCCGTGCGCCTGAGTCCATTCAATCCGGGTTTGAGGAGATTGGCCAAGCCAAGACCTACGGCGACGCGGTGACTGCACTGGCCCGCAACCCGGGCGCTACGGCCACCATGCTGGCTGAGTCTGTGCTGATGACGGCCCCTGTGCTGGCCGCTTCTGCAGCTCGCTTGCCAGCCGTTGGTTTGGCCGCCGCCACCGGCGGATTCTCCGCATCGCTCGAGTACGGCGGTGCCATGGCTGACGTGCTGTCCGAGCGCCGCATTGACATGCTCGACGCCAACAAGCTGGCGTCTGCCCTGAAAGACCCAGAGATCATTGCCGAGATCCGTGACAAGGGCACAAAGCGCGGCCTGACGATCGGCATCATCGACGGCCTGACCGCAGGCATTGCTGGCAAGTTCCTCGAGCCTGTCCAGAAGACCATCGCAGCAGGCAAGCTGGCGTCCGACGCCGCTCGCCGGGCAACCGTCGGCGCATGGGCCAAGGAGCTTGGCGCACAGGTCGCAGGCGGCTCCGGCGGCGAGTTCGCCGCTCAGCAACTGACCGGCGAGAACAAGCCAGCAGACGTGCTGCTCGAGGGCTTGGGCGAAGGCGTCTCGGCTCCGTTCGAGGCTCGCTCGAATCTGGCGGCATCTCGCAAGCTGGACCCGGCCCAGCAGATCGCCGACGCAATCTCTGGCGTGGACTTCACCCAGTCCGGCATCGACGCGACTGTGGCCGACCGTGTGCGCACTGAAGGCATCTCTGACCAGATCAGCCCAGCCGCCACCGTTGCCAGCTTCACACCGGCCGACAGCCCCACCGCTCAGGCCGGGCTGGCTCCGATCGTGGTGCCTGTGCCCACCGCTGCACCAGAGGCAAACGAGCAGCCTCCCGTGCTGCCCGAGATCAACCCGTCGACCGAACAAGCCTTCGGCCTCGACACACTTCGCATGGGGACAACCAATGTCAGCACAACTGGCGCATCTGGAGCCGCGCCTGCAGTGGGCGGTGTCGCAGGGAGCGATCAGCTTGGCGGAAGCGTGGACCTTTCAGGACCTGATCTCACTGGCACCGGACAATTCGCTGGTGGAAGCGCCCGACAGCCTGCAGCCAATGATGGGCAGGATGTGGCTGTTGGAAGTGCCGCCATTCAACAGCCTGCCGGCGTAAGCGCCGCGCAAGATAACAATGCTGTAGCACCTCGCCTTGTCGAGCCATGGTTTGGCCGCAAAGGCGGTGGATACACAACGCTGGGCGACGCTGAGCAGGCAATGCCCGGCCGCAAGAGAATGTTCCCCGACCTCGAGTGGAAGGTAGAGGAAATGCCCAACGGCAAGTTCATGCTTGCTGGCTACGAAATCACCCAACAGGAGACGACCCTTGGCGCTCAAACCCCTCAAGCCATCCAAGGCCAAGCGCAAGGACAGCAAGCACCTGCCATCGCTGGAGCAGCAAGCCCAGCAATGGGTGAGCCAGTGGCGGTTCGAGGAGCTGCGCCGACGCAAGGCGGAGATGTCACTGGGTTCGGTGCAGTGGCGACAGGACCCGTCGCTGGACCTCGCGAAGCTGGAACCCTCACTACGCCAGAGGGTGCTTCAACTGCTGGACTGACGGCATCGCTGCGCCTTGCCCCGCCCGCACCCGTGCGAGCCATCGGCAAGGCCATCACCACGTTGAGAGACAAGACAGGCGTTGAAGCAGAAGTCGACAACGCACCTCTCACGGACAAGCAGCAGGCCGCAAGTGCCGTTGCCCGACTGCTTGGTCGAACCGTCACATACCTCAAGGCAGACACGCCTGCGTCTTTGCCCAACGGGTTCATGATCACTGGAGACTCGAAGAACATCTTCATCGCCAACGATGCCGAGGATTCCCCTCTGACTGTTGCGATGCACGAGATCTACCACACGCTGCCCGATCAACAGCGCAAGGCCCTGAACACTCAGTTGGCCCAGTACTTCCGACAGGACCGCCGCACCGAGTTCGCAGTTGAATTTCAGTACGACTCGAAGAACGACGCGCTGCTGGACGAGGAGATCCCAGCGTTCATGGTCCAAGCGATAAGCAAGCGCGAGGACTTCTGGCAAGACCTGCGCACGAAGATGGGCAACGCAGAGTTTGGCGAGGTGGCCAAGGTCATCCTGACAAAGCTGAACTCGATCATCAGCGGCTCCAAGGAGCAGTACGGCGAAGAGTTCGTCAACAAGTACATCACCGACGTGTCCAAGGCGCGCGACCTGTTGACCACGGCCTACGCCGAAGCCATGCAGGCGCAAGGCTTCAAGCCTGACGTCGCAGTCACCGGCGACATGATGCCCTCGCAGCGCTCGCGCGTGGACATGAACTTCAAGGACGTCATCAAGCGCACGCCTGAGCTGCAGGCTGCGGCCGAGAAGGTCAAGGCTGGCGAGATGACCGCCGCTGAGTACGACACGCTGGTCAACGAGGCCAAGCCCGTGGAGCCGTACAAGTCGGTGCCTTCGCCGGCCACCGTCACCGACATCCAGACCGCGCTGACGTCTGACAAGACCGAGCGCATTGGCAAGGCCAGCCAGTTGAAGGCAGGCCACCCAGTGGGCCTGCGACTGGACATTCCAGCCTACGCAAACCACGGCACATGGGTCGTGTCGGTTCACGAGCAAGAGGCTGGCTACAACGCTGGCAAGTCCATCGGCTACGAGCCCGTGGCTGCGGCCACCAACGTCAACTTCGGCGTGGTGGAGAAGGCTGCGATGAACATCGCAAGCGGCAAGCCGAAGGCCACGATCGCTGTGATGAAGGGCAACTGGAAACCAACGACGCCCAAGCAGGCCTACACCGCCGCGCAGGCAGCGCTCAAGTCCAAGGACTGGGTGCAGGTCGGCATGGACCCTGAGCGTCACTCCTACTTCTACGACCGCAAGACCATGGAGCCCGTGGTGTCGGCCGACGAGGTCCTGCAAATCGGTCCTCTGGTGTTGGCGAAGAAGCCTGTGTTTGGCGACAAGGCTGACTTCATGTTCAGCAACCGCGCCGCTCCTGAGACGCCTGAGTTCAAGAAGTTCTTTGCCGACTCAAAGGTTGTGGATGCCACTGGCAAGCCAATGGTGGTCTATCACGGGACAAGCAAAGAGTTCAGCACCTTTAGCCTTGGGTATCGAGGCGACGATCAGGGGAACGACCAATACGGTCCGGGCTACTACACCGCGTCAAGCGCCGAGACTGCTGGAGGTTACGCCAATGGCGACGGTGCAAACATCAAGCCGCTCTACGTCAGCATAAAGAACCCGATTGAAGAGGGGACAAAAGCCTTCCCTCGCTCGGTCATCGAGCGCCTCATGCGTGCATCGCCCAGTTTCTATGAATCACTCGAGAACTTCGGCGACATTTCGTTTGAGGGAGAGCGCAAGGTGGTGCGCGGTGCGGTCGACGGCTTTGAGGGATTCGACAACGCGCTACTCCAGCTCGGCACGTTGCAGCGTGACTTCTGGCCAAATGATGCCGAAGGATTCTTGCGCGCGGCCAAGGAAATCACTGGCCACGACGGCGTGACAGTTGAAAGCGGTGGCAACAAGATCTTTGTTGCTTGGACGCCTGAGCAGATTAAGTCTGCCACCGGAAACGATGGCCAGTTCGATGGATCGAACCCAGACATCCGTCGCAGCAACCGCGCATACGAGGGCGCACCTGACTCCTTGATGGGCTTCAAAAAGAGCGGGCCTCAGACCGCTTACGAAGACTCCAGGTACAAGAAGGAGATCACGGTCCGCGTCACGTTCGATAACGGCAACTCGATGATCGACGGCATGAAGGGGTTGAACACCCCGCACGCCATGGAGCGAGCACGCCGCAACTGGGGTGGCGCAAGAATTGAGCTGTTGGCCGAAGAGCCATACACCGATGATCTGGCTGCACGCTTTGAGGCACAGTCGTTTGAACCAAACGCCGACGTCATGCCACCAGAGCAGATCCGCGCAGACGGGATCATGTTCTCGCTGCGCAAGGTCGAGGAGATCAACGATGCGCCCGAGATCACGATGAAGGATCTGGTTGGCCAGACGGTGTTCCCGATCCTTGCCGACCTGACAGCCGCTGGCTACGTCTACATGGGCAAGGAACTGCGTGGCGGCCCGTACTACACGCTGCTGCCATCGAACTCCAAGGCTGGTCTGATATGGGCCAACGACGGCAAGGGCGTGGCCAGCATCAAGAACAAAAAGGCTGCACGCGGTGTGATCGGCTTGATCGTTGCGATGAAGCAAGACTCGCACGCGACCAACAACACGGTGGCCAACATCATCTTCCGCGCTGTCGAGGACGAGATTCAGAAGGGCTCTGTCGCCAAGGCAGACATTCCTAAGCTGGACGAGATCGTGCGTGGCCTTGCTACTCGCACCGCCACCAAGACCCGCAAGGTCGACGGCAAGAAGGTCAAAGAAACGAAGCAGGTGTTCCCGAAGTTCGCGGACTTCCCCGGCTTCAGCGACCGCGCTGCGTCCGAGAAGTTTCTGCGATCCATGCCATTCGAGGCACGCGGCCTGTTCTTCGAGGAGATGACCAAGCCCACCGTTGAAGACCTTGGTCTTGGCGTTGTGCGCAAGGTGATCAACGACACGGTCGAGCCAGACCTGCGTGGTCTGAACATGGGCGACGTGGTCATGGCCATCCGCTTTGATCCCAACGCTGACACGATCGAGCTGGGCGCGAAGACTGGCACGCCCGAGCACGACTCCTACCGCTACGGCGTGAAGGGCGAAGTGATCGGAAAGTTCAAGCGTCCGATCTCGTTCGAAAACGTGTTCGTCGAACTTATGAAGGAGCGCCGTGCCGCCGGCAAGGATCGCCCTGCAGGCAACTACCGCTCGCTCACGCTGCGCAAGCCTGAACAATTGATCACTGAAGAGATCGCAGGCGGCGTCGGTCAGGAGAAGTACAAGACGTTCAAGACCCCGGCCGAGGCCAAGGCAGCCGTGGCTGCTGCAGCCATGGACTGGAAGGTCATCGACCGCCCCGCAGCCGCAGGCGTCAAGGAGTTCTTGCGCACGGCCCGCATCTACGGCGAAGGCAAAGTCCCATCGTTTGGCGAAGCCAAGATGCTGATCAAGGATGGGCGTCTGAGCATCTTCCGTTTGGCCAACACCGAGAGCTGGTTCTCGATCGAGAGCCGAGGCAACAAGCGTGTGATGACCAACGCCATGGTCGCGCAGCCGGGCGTTGAGCGCGACATGCTGTTTGGTGACATGGTGTTCCAAGCGCGCGCCAACGGTGCCACGCACATCGAAGAGGGCGGCAAGGTCGAGCCGATCACCGAGCAGAAGGCAATGCGCCGCGTTGCTCCGATCGTCAGCGAGTTGTCTGAGATGCCGGATGCCGACATCAAGAACTTGGGCATCGACCCCAAGGAAGTCGACCGCCTGAACGGGTTGATCGGTGAGGGCGAAGAGGAATTCTCGGCAGAAGCGCTGCCCGTCTACAGCAACCGGGCCAAGCCTGAGTTCTTCAGCCAGCTCGAGCGCACCATCGCCAACGTGCCTGCGAAGCTGGCGACGCAGCCTGCCTCCCAGTGGGCGCTGTGGCTGGACTCCAATGGCCCCAAGCAAGGCGTCAAGAAGGACGAGATGGAGTGGTCCGGCATCAAGGACTACCTCGCCCTGCGCGGCAAGGACAAGGTCACCAGCGCTGATCTTCAGGCCTACCTGAAGGACGGCGGCGTGCGCGTGGAAGAGACAACGCTTGGCGCAGTCGACACCGACAAGATCCTCGACGACATCTCCAACGAGCTGTACGAGAAAGACTACTGGGACCTGAGCGCCAAGCAGCAGGACGTTGTTGTCGACAAGATGGACGAGCGCTACACGTCGCAGACCAAGTACGACAAGTACACACTGCCCGGTGGTGAAAACTACCGCGAGCTGCTGATCACGTTGCCGAGCAAGAACCCTGTTGCCGGGATCTCTCCTGTGCAAGCGGCCCGCGTCTTGTATGGCAAGGAGTATTCGACACTGACTTCTGAGCAGCAGGACGATGTCAAGCGGAAGATCGCTGACGACAAGTCTCCAACCTCCTATATGTCCAGCCATTGGCAGCAGCCCAACGTCCTCGCCCACATCCGCATCAACGACCGCACCGATGCCGACGGCAACAAGGTTCTGTTTGTGGAAGAGGTGCAGTCCGACTGGGGTCAGGACGGGCTGAAGAAGGGCTTCAAGGGCAAGACACAAGAGGACGCTAAACGGTTCTTCGGCATCACCGATTCAGACTGGTCCAAGACCAGCGAGATGGACCGTGAGGCGTACCGAAACGAGATGCTTGATTCCAAGGGACGTGACATCATCCCCATCGCTCCGTTCGTCACCAAGACAGAAGGCTGGCTCAACCTTGCACTCAAGCGCATCGCCATGATGGCGGTGGAAGAGGGCTACGACAAGGTGGCCTTCGTCAATGGCCAGCAGTCTGCTGACCGTTACGACTTGAGCAAGTCGATCAGCTCGATCAGCTACGAGCCCGGCAGCAAGCCAGAGAACGCGGGCCTGCTGCAGGCTTGGGATCTGGACCGTCAGATGGTCATGAGCGAGATGGTCACCACCGACCGCATCGAGGACTACGTCGGCAAGGAAGTGGCTGTGCGTTTGCTCGAGACCGACAAGGTCATGGGCAAGCACATGCTCGACGGCGAGAACATCAAGGTCGGCGGCAAGGGCATGATCAAGTTCTACGACGAGATCGTCCCGCAAGCTATCACAAAGCTGTTGCCGAAACTGGGGGGCGAGAAGCTGGGCAAGGTTGGCATTGACGTCGGCCTGAACAGCAGCATGTCCTACGAAATCAAAGAGAAAGATGACGGGCGGTTTGCATTGCGGGCTCGCGCCGATGCCAACTCTCTTTGGGCTCCTTATGGCACCTATGACACCAAGGCGCTGGCGGAGCAGCGCATGTCTGAACTGAAGGCTGAATCCGAGGCCAGCGAGCAACCCGGCTTCGACGTCACCGACAAGATGCGCGAGACCGTGGGTCAGGGCCTGCCGATGTTCAGCAAGCGCGTACAGCCCACCGACTGGCGCGACGAAGCTGGCCGCGTCCGGTTCATGCCCGGTGCAGTGGCCTACCGCTATGCCGCCGACATCGCCAACAAGCTGCTCGACAAGACCCCGCTGATCGGTTCGCTCAAGCCCATCGACAAGGACCTCGCGCTGGCCATGCGCCGCATGAAGGCCGAGATCGAGAACGCACAGACCCGCACCGCTGGCGTGGCCTCCAAGTTGGGTGAGCTGCCAGAGGACGAGCGCAAGCTGATCAGCGACGTGATCGAGGGCGAACTCAAGCGCGGCGTGAAGCCCGCCAAGCGAGTGCTCGAGGTGGCTGCATCCATGCAGTCGATCATGTCCGAGCAGAGCGCTGAGCTGGTCCGTCTGGGCATGCTGACCTCCGACGCAGCCAGCCGCTGGGACGGCAAGTACCTGCCACGCTTCTACGAGCAGACGCTCAAGAACGAAGCCAGCCAGTGGGCCAAGGCAGCCAAGGCATTGCTTGGCCGCAAGAAGACCATGCAGGGCATCAAGGGGTCCAATCTCAAGGGCCGTGGCATCTTCGAGACCATCCCCGTGGACGAGCTGGAAGCGTGGCTGGCCGAGGGCTGGGAAGAGCGCGATGCTAACTTCGACCCAGCCACCGACACCGAGATCACAGTCTGGCGCGACTACTCCCGTGCTGAGCGGGAGAACATGGGCGAGATCCGCGATGCCATGTTCCGCTTCGTCATGGGCTACATGAAGAGCCAGCGCGACGTGGCCCTTGGCCGCTTGTACGAGAACCTCGCCGACACGGTGGCCAGCAAGTCCGAGAAGGAAGGCTACGTGCAGGTGCCCAAGACCAACATCGAGGACACCACCGCCCGCCGCTACGGCAAGCTGTCTGGCAAGTGGGTGCCGCAAGAGGTGCTCGACCACCTGAGCGCATTCGACAGCAGCATGGAAGGCGACCTGCTCAAGGTCTACCGCAAGGCGCTGTCAATGTGGAAGGAAGGCAAGACCGTGCTGAACCCGGTCGCGCACGCCAACAACGTGCTGTCCAACCTGACCATGGCCCACTTCGCTGGCGTGTCCTACTGGGACGCCAACAAGTACCTTGGTGCCGCAAGCGACATCGTCAAGGGCGCGCCGATGCTGGCCGAGGCACGCGAGGCTGGCCTGTTCGGTGGCACTGTGTCGCAGGCTGAGCTGGTAAGCATGCTGCCTGACCAGCTCAAGGTGCTGGCCGCCAAGACCGAGTCGAAGGTGGCCAAGGGTGTGGACACCGTGTGGAGTGCGATGTCGTTCTTCCTGCGCAAGCCTTTGGGCGTAGCGTACGAAGCCGAAGACCTGTACTTCCGCTACCTGATCTATCGAGACGCACGCGCCAAGGGCATGGAGCCTGAGAACGCTGTGACCTATGCGCAGGAGTTCATCTTCACCTATGACGACCTGCCCAAGGGCGCACGCACGATCCGCGACGCACCGATCGGTATCCCGTTCTTCTCGTGGACCTACAAGGCGATCCCCATGATCGCCCGCACAGCGCTCGAGTACCCATGGCGCATGGCTGCCCCTGCGGCTGCCATGTACGCGGCCAACGCGGCCATGTATGCCATCGCTGCTGGCGCTGATGCAGGTGACGACGAGCCATGGTGGGAGGCGCTCAAGCGCTACGTCATGGACCCTGAGTTCCGCGATCAGGCCAAGCAGCTCGAGCAGCAGGAGCGCAAGAACCTCCCTGAGTGGCAGAAGGGCTTCAGCTCGATCGGCACGCCCAAGGCAATCCGTCTGGGCACCGATGACTTGACCAACCTGCCGCTGTTCTTGGACGTCAGCCGCATCTTCCCGGGCGGCGATCTGGGCGACTTCCACAACAATCTGGGGGGTGTGCCCCTGCCAGCATGGTTGACGCCAAATAACCCTGTTCTGACCAGCCTGACGGCCTTCCTGCAGAACAAGGACTCGTTCACCGGCAAGGAGATCGTCAGCGCGAAGCTCGACACCGGCGGCGAGAAGTCAGCCAAGTGGGGCGAGTATGCGTGGCGTCAGTTCGCACCGGCCGTTGCTCCTTTCAACTACCACTTCGATCGCACGATGAATGCGGTGGCCAACGCCACCGGCACGACGATTGATCTGGGCGTGAAGGAGTACACCGGCGTGGACAAGATGGGCCAGCCTGTGCAGCCCAAGTACGCGGCCATGCAGACGTTCGGCCTCAAGGTCCGCCCGACAGACCTCGAGGTCTCCGAGCAGATCGAAGAGTCTCAGCGCAAGCAGTTGATCCGTGAACTCGACAAGCAGATCCGCCAGATCAAGCGCCTCGAGAACAAGGGCTACTACAGCGAGGAGAAGGCCGAGGCGATCACCGATCCGATCCGCGAGAAGCGTCAGCGCCTGAAGGAAGGCCTGACGATCACCGGCGAGGAGCGGGAATAAGAAAGGGGGCCAAGGCCCCCTTCTTTACACGAACTCGCGAAGGTTCGGTGGCTTCCAGCCTTCCGGCTTTCCGATCTTGCCGCCCTCGAGGATGACGGGCTTGCCATCCACCAGCTTGGCGTCGTTGGATGCGAGCACCACGACGTCGGCTGCGGGCTTGTTGAAGCCCGCCAAGTAGGCCACGCCGTTGCCGGTCACGTCGGTGTCGCACAGGGCGTCCAGTGCGTCGTCGCGCAGGTGCGTCGGGATGTAGACGAACTGCTCGCGGCGCTTGAGCTTGCTGCCAAACCACTCGAGGTCATTGCAGGTCCGCTCCAGCAGCTTGGCGTAGCCCTCGCTGTCGGTGCGCAGGGTGCGCAGGAACTCGCAGAACTCCTCGATGTGGCACCCGACCTGCAGGCTCAGGTTTTCTGGGGTGGGCTCCTTGCCGCAGGCCTTGAGCCAGCGGGCGGTGCGGTCGAAGTTGGTCAGGTGCTCGCGCTGCAGACCATGCACGGCGCTGACCGCCATCTGGTGCGCACCGCTGGTCTCTTGGCCACCTTCGTCTCCGAAGTTCATGCTGATCTTGACCTCGTCGCCCTCGTCTTCAAATGTCACTGTTGCCTTGCTCATGCCTCACCTCCCTCTGTGTCGATCGACTTGGCCCGTTGCCACTTGGGCAGGATCGGGTAGCGTTTGCCGTCGTGGTCGACCAGCCATGGCTCGGTGACCTCGTCGTTGCGAATGACGGTGCAGCCGTGGATCGACTCAGGCTCGAAGCCGGGTTCAACCCCCAGCTCGGTGCGCAGCTCTTCCATCCACCAGCCCGGGGCGGCGATGACCGGCAGCAGGGTCTCGCTCCACTTTTCGGGTGGGATCATTTCCTTCAGCGCCTGCAGCGAGTGCTGCACGTTGGCGATTGCGTAGGTTGTGCTCATTCCATTTTCTCTCTTTCTGTTGGTTGAAATATAAGCATTGTGATTATACGGCGTCCAATACTGCGCCGTCACAAGTGAAAACACCGATCGCCAATAGGGGCCAGACGACTGTGTGAATTGGACGTGATATGTGCATTTCGTCAGCCAGATCAAGACCTTGCGCATCACAATGCAAATACTGCTGCATTACCGGCGTGTGCCCGCCAAGCCAGTGTTCATGCGGTTCTTGGTTCGCTGTCAATTGGACTGTCCAAAACTCGGGCCATGCACTACCGGCGTCTCGCGGTCTCGAAGGTAGCGGCTGGTCATGGCTGTGCTGGCGTGCCCAAGCAGTGCGGTGGCGTCCTTGCCTTGCTTCTTGGCGTTGGTCGCGGACATCGCACGGATGTCGCGCATCGTGGTGTCGGCGATGCCAGCCTTGGCGCAGGCGGCGTCCCACTGATCACGCACCGTCCGGTACGCTGGTGCCCCTCCGAGTCTGGTCCTGAACAGGGTCATGCCGTTGACCTTGCCGCCGACCGCTTTTGCCTGCTCGATGGCGGCACGCAGCTCGGGGGTCCATGCCACCAGCAGTTTGGCGTCAGTCTTCTCTTGCCTGAAGTAGACCCCCTCCTCTCGGATAGCCGATCGCGGGAGGGTCGCAACGTCCATGATGCGCTGGCCGGTGAGGTAGGCGATGTCCATCATGAGCTGCAGTCTTAGCGCGGCCTTCGCACGGATCTTGAAGAACTCCTCGTGCTCAATCAGCCGGTCTCGCCTCTTCTCGCGCAGACGGTAGACGCCTGTGCATGGGTTGCTGTCAACGATGCCGTGCTTGACGGCGTAGGTGAACACCAAACGCAGCACGCTCAAGCACCGGTTGGCCATGTTGGGTGTACTGGATAGCCCCTCCTGCATGGCGTAGACGGTGCTCTGCTTGACTTGATGGGGCGCGAACTCCTCGAAGATGCCCTGCAGCTTTCGCACCGCGATCATGTACTGCCGTGCCGTCGATGCCTTGACGTCGCGTGTG